TCACAACTTGGTATATGTTTCCGGCTGAATGTATTCAGGGAGATTATCACCATCTAAAATAAGATATGTTTCAATTTTAGATTCTCCTTGTCTTAATAGCTTTGCTCCAATCTGATAAACTTCTCCTGTTTCCTCATTTGTAAGAGAAATTGTATTTCCTGTTATCTGATACAAATATGTTCCCTTTTCGCGTTGATATACGTTTACAAGAAGTACCTTCATTTCGCCATTCTTGAAAACCAGATACACATAATTTTCTCCATCGAAATTTTTAATATATGTACCTTCACCATCTTCAAGATTTTCTTGAGTCAAACTTAAGGTCTCTTCCGTCCATTTTGGGGAGTCATTATTCGAACATGATACAAGCAAAAAAGAAAGTATCACATAGAAAGAAAACAATATATTCTTCATAACATCAAGTATTAAGTTTGTTCTTCAATTCATTATACAAATCGGGATTCTTCATGTCCTCCCAATAGTATTTTCTGTATCGGCTTCTACTGAAACCATTCTTGTCATCATAAACCATGATACATTCCTTGTCACACAAAATGATTACCGAGGACAGAAGCAGCTTGGCATAAGAAAAGGCCTGAAGGAAGGCCGCTTCTATTTCCTGATTATTCTTCATGTGGTATTTTGCCTCAATCAACACTTTTGCTTTTTCTTCTTCCGGCTTGTTATCATAGTGAAGCGCATAGTCCGGAAAAATCCGGTGTCCTCTTCCTGCATGGATTGGTAGCTGGCGTACGTAGTCCTTGTGCTCATACCATCCCATACTATTCAGCAGTGGTTCCAATAGATTCACTTCAACATCTCTTTCATTCTCAACTGTGATTCCTTCCGGCAATGAAGGTGTGTAGATTTGTGGAAGTGCGGACGTATCAAACCCTTTGGCCGCAAGCATACGAAGAAGTTCAGAATAATCCTTTCCACTAACCGGCCACCCGTTAACTCCTTGGAAATTTTTCCTTACGAGCGGATGGTTGGAAAAGTATCCATCAGCTTTCAGGTCTTTCAATGAAATCTTAGGTATAGCTATCCTGTCTCCGATATATGTATTGCTATAATAGTGAAAGAATGGGTCTACTACTCCATCGGTCTGCGCAATCCACAGGCAAGTAATGGCACTCACAGGAGAAGTTTCATAATGAATAAGAATGTCTCCCCTCTTAGTGTCTATGTTTGTCTGCCAGAATCCGGTAGTCCAATGAGTACCATATCCTTCAATCAATCCACCAATGAACCATGCAGCCGATGGTTGGGGCATTTTGCCCTTTTCTTCTGTACCAAGAACATTTGGAGCATAATCATACATGAAAGCACTAAATTCGTCAGGTGACAATCCGTTCTCCGTCCTGAATTTGTAGAACACCTTACATAATTCCCAGTAATACATACATCTGGCTTTATAATCAGGTTTCTTTGGAATTGTAGGAAGTTCTATTTCAAAGTAGTCCGCAAGATTTGTAAGCTGATAGAACTCGTCAATGTAGATATATGGGAAGAAATATTCTTCAAACAAATAATTCAACTCCATTGACAGGAATGGAATAAGTTCAAGCATCCGGTCAAAGTCCCCTATCTTTAAGACTTCCTCTGATTCTATTATCAGTCCGGTGGATATAATTTCTTCATATAGCTTACCGGCTTCATCCAAGGACTGCAATTCTGTTCCTTCATGTTCAGATACCTTGTAGCACCAGAAGTCTTCGAGTATTCCACAAATCATTTCTGAATTGAAGGAATCCCTGATTTTAGGATTGTACTTCTCGAACAGGCACTCCTCTTCCATCCACTCTTTTCTGTCTGAAAAGGCGGATATGGCAGACTTACCGTCAGGTGAGTTCTTGTACAGGTTCCAAAGGTATTGGTTGAATTTCATGATCTAAAGCCTTAAACTTCCAACAACTAAATTATATGAACGAATATTCTCTTTAGGTATTGAGAAATCAGGAAATTCGGAATTGTATGAACGACATAGAATAGATTCTCCAGCATCATAAATACGTTTAATAACTATCCCTTGTGTTGTGTCAAGTACATGAACTCTTCCCCATTGTAAAAATTGTTTCTCATTCACTCTAAGGCAGGCAACCTCATCTCCGGCAAAATACTCAGGTTCCATACTTTTGCCAGTAATTCTAATTGTAAAATCATATTTTGGGAAAGCACTTATAACAGGAAGCTGCTCACATTGATATTCTGTAATGCCCTCTACTGCCTCTGTAAGTGTTCCTGCCGCTGCATCATAAGGAATACGAGGCCTTGTTTCTATTTGCTTTAATTTATCACATAAATATTTTTGAATATTAGGATGCAAACTAGTTTCTGCTTCATCAATAAGAAGAATTGGGCGTTCTGTCGTTTTATATTTCATTATCTTATCGCCATATTGCTTATATAGCAAAGTGAATTTCTCATCATTTAAAGGTCTTTTACCATTTTCTATAGCAGATAAATAAGGTTGTTTTATACCCAATACTGTACAAATCTCTAATTGAGAGATATTATTGTCAGTTCTAAATTTCTTAATATCAATCATATAACACTATTTAACTTTAGAAAGAGATAAATTATCGTATAATCATATTGACAATATAATCATTATGGTTATATTTGCATATCGAAACTTTGATACGAAACAAATATAGTAAAAACAACTAACCCTCACACGATTATGAAGAAAAATGTATTGCACGAGATTATGAGCCTTGCATGGCATCGTATTATTAACTCAAAAACATTATGAAAGAAGTTTGGAAAGACATAAGAGGATACGAAGGTAGATACCAAATATCCAATATGGGGCATGTGTTATCATTGTCTAAAACACATAAGACTAAAGTGTTTAATAAAGCCATTGTTGAAACAAAAACATCTCCTAAAATTCTAAAAGGCAGCAAGGATAAGGATGGCTATCTTACAGTGTATTTGGGTAATGGTAAAGAGCAAAAAAGGTTTAAGGTGCACAGGTTGGTTGCAGAAACCTTTATTCCAAAGATTGACGGTAAAACATTCATCAATCATAAGAACGGAATCAAAGACGACAATAGAGCTGACAATTTAGAATGGTGTACAAATGCGGAAAACCTTTATCACGCCCACCATACAATTCGACACGATAAACCATATTATAATCAGAAAGTAATATTGTGTATCGGTAATGGTTTTACAGAAGAATATAAAAGCATAACAGAAGCCGCAAAAGCCATAGGGGTAAGCAAACAAGCTATTTCTATGTGTTTGAGAGGACGGACGAAGAAATGCTGTGGTTATAAATGGCGATATAAATAGCAATAAATTACTAATTAGTTCTTTGAAATTTTGATGCAGAGTATATGGAAAAAGAAGATTGGAAAGAAGCGGCGTTTAACGCCATTTGTAGTGCCATTGTAAGTGCTGTAGTATCTGCAATTGTGGCTTTCATTTGTTCATCGAACTGACGATGTAGGAAACGATTGCACTGACGAGAGCGGAAATCAACATGTTGAAATAGAATGTGACGGTTTGTTTTCTTCGTGTGTTCCGCTCTTTTACATATCCACCTTGCAAGAAGAAGCCTTTTCCTTTATCTGTGATATGATATGCACTGCCATTTACAGATGTATGAAGCTTTATATATCCATCAGATACGAGTATTTCTATGATTTCAATTATAGGTGTATAATTGCCAACGTTGTCATTATAGAATCTGCTTAAGACTTCATCCTTTTCTTGTGGGGTGTACTTTTTCATTTCTTGGAAAGGTTTTCAATGGTGCGTTGCTGGCTTTCAATGATAGATAGTAAGCGATCTGAGATATTCTCGGTTGTGCTTGAAACTTCAGTAACAGTTGATGATTTGAACATATCACCCTTACCGCGAAGCAGCCAGTCAGCATTTACATCTTCAATACTATTTAGTATTAAAAGAACTGGCTCTATCCCAAAACTTTCACCTGCTCTCATCAGCTTTCTTACATAGACATCTGATTTACCTATTAATGAAGCTGCATCTTTTACGCTGATATTCTTTGATTTAAGTATTTCAGCAAATCTTTCGTTAATAGTCATAATGTTAATAATACTAAAAGGTAAAACATTTTATACTGATTAGTTTTGTTTCTATACTAATTAGTACTACATTTGCATATCGAAACTAAGATACGAAACAAATATACGAAATAAAAATAGTAAAACCAACTAACCCCACACGATTATGAGTACAAAAATCAAAAACCAATTAAAAGAAGTCATGCTGACGGCGTGGACTTTGGTAAAGAGAAACGGTTTCTCTATGAGTGAAGCGTTGAAATGCGCTTGGGCAAACATAAAGCTGAAAGCTGCAATGAAGCAAAGAATCGTAAAGTTCTACTTCAAAAAGGTAGATGGTTCTGTTCGCGAAGCATACGGCACGCTGAAAGAAAACCTGATACCTGCTACATCAGGTGACAACAGAAAGAAGAATGACACCGTTCAGGTGTACTTCGACACAGAGAGACAAGAATACAGATGCTTCAAGAAAGCTAACCTTTTAAATATCGCATGACTATGATGACACGCCACGAAATCGAAGAAGAACTTGACGGGCTGTACAAAGACCTGAATTTCGCCTATAACGCAGATGAAGAGACTGTATGCAGGACTTTCAACGCTGACAGCAAGCAAGAATACATCAAAACACTTACTGAAGAGGTGGACAAATACGAAGCCCTGCTTGAAGAATACAACCTGCCAGAAGATGACGGCATGGACTACATCAACCTTCAGCTATCACAAGGCTTGCCTGTGATACGCTTGTAACTCACCTACCCTGCTGACGGACTGAACGGCAACCGATAGCGAGAATCGGGCAGGGTTCTACTTGATTGGTTCTTTGACATGATGGAAATTTTAGGCGTACCGCTACGCCTGACGTGAAACGGACGACTGAGTAGCGATAGCGGCACGGTGAAAAGGGTGCGAGTAAGGGACTGACAATAAGCAAACGCAGCGCATTAATCACCGCGACAACAAAAACGACTTATACGATTGCAGGTGGCCGTAGGCCGGCTACAAAGACAATCTTCACTGATTAGACACCAGCAAGAACTATATATACCCGTGGCTTACCCAACCTTGGATAAGTAGTAAGGCAACCACCGGAACGCCCACGGGAACGAATTTTAAAACACACGGTTATGAAAATGCTACTTGCTTTATGTGCATTGTCCGTACTAGTGATGCACTTCAATCAGGATTTGAACCCGGTCTATTGGATTGGGCTTTCAGGGTTTGTGATAACTGGCTTTTGGGCCGCTTATAAAATGGACAAAGATGGAAGAGTTAAGAGAAATAATAAAGAGCATCTGCGATGATTTTGCAGACATCAGTGCCATTCTGGCCGCACGCTCACGGGAACTGGACAGACGGGAGCAGTTCGACAAGGAGATAGAAACGAAAATCAATAATTTAAAACGGAATATACATGAAAACAAATGAAGAATTGAAGGCTATGACGCAGGATGAACTTGTGGCATACGCAGAAGAGTTACAAGTAGACTTGAAATCATCAAGAAATTCAGTCTCTTTTTATTGTGAAGAGAAAGACAAAATAGAGAAGAAGTTCGAGAACTTCAAGAACATGGTCAAATCGTTGGTCATTTTAGTTGATTAGTGTTGGTTATAAAAAGTGGATGCCGGGCTGTGAAGTTCGGCATTTTTATTGGCAGGTAGTTCAGATAGTAGAACATTTCGTAGGGTTAGCGGAAAGGTCACGGGTTCGAGTCCCGTTCTGCCAGCAACATCAAATTTTTTAAACTATGGTAAGAGAAATTACAGTAGACGAAAACTATCAGACTGTGCGTCTGTTTGACGCAATGAAGAAAGGGGACATCTACAAGGTTCCCTATGACAAGAAACGGCATAACGGAATCAAGCTGGAAGCCTCACGCCGTAACCGTGACCTCCGCTTGATCGGGACACTTAAAAACAAAATGGACGTGAAATACCGGGTATCGGCCACAGAGTATCCGGGTTTCTCGGCAATTATCTGCTTAAAATAAAATGCTTATGATAAACGAGGATGTATTGAAAATCGTCTTGAACAACAAGTCTTTCGGAAAGTACGAAGCTGCGTCAATAGTAGGAGGTCTGAAAAGGCTGAAAGAATTGTGTGAATCCGGAAGGATAAGGTACAAGACCAAAGAAGGGGTGCCACACAGCCGATGGGCTTGTAATGCCTGGGATGTGATAAAACATGCGAAATTGATGTACTAATATATTAACATTTAAATTATTACGATATGAGTTTGATTAAAAAATCCAATGAGTTAGTAATTCCTTCCACCGTTAAGATGATGATTTACGGTCAGGCAGGTATGGGTAAGACAACAGTAGCCTTGAGCGCACCGAAACCTTTGTTGCTCGACTTTGATAATGGTGTAAAGCGTGTGAATATGGCCCACTTGGACAGTATCGACATCGTACAGGTAAGTTCATGGCAGGATGTTCAACAGGTATTGCAAGAAGACCTCTCGGCCTACCAAACAATCGTAGTGGATACCATCGGCAAGATGATGGACTTCATTATTTCCTATAAATGCGGAACTCGCCAGCCACAAATCAAAGATTGGGGCGGTATCAATGCAGAGTTTTCATGGATGACACGAACGCTTTCATCATTGAATAAGAACGTGGTGTTTGTGGCCCACCGTGATACCCGGAAAGAAGGTGACGATACGGTATTCATCCCTGCTTTGCGAGAGAAATCCTATAATTCCATCGTAACAGAACTTGACTTGCTCGGCTACCTTGAAATGCGAAACGAGAATGGAGTGCAGAAGCGTACAATCACATTCGACCCCACATCAAGAAACGACGGAAAGAATACCTGTAACCTGCCGGGTATCATGTTTGTACCTAACATACTCGACAAGAACGGCAACCCGACAGCCAAGAACGACTTCATCACTACCCAAGTCATCCGTCCTTACCTGAACATGCTTCAGGTGAAGAAAGAAGAAGCTGCTAAGTACGACCATGTGATAGCCGAAATCAAAGAGAATATCGAATTCATCACCGACGCCCAGTCAGCCAATGAGTTCGCTTCCCGTATTAACGAGTTCGAGCATGTGGGCAGTTCTTTGAGTATGGCCAGAAACCTGTTTGCTGCCAAGGTAAAAGCCCTTGGGCTGGTATTCAACAAAGAGACCAAGACCTATGCAGACAAAGCAGCCTAAATTCAAGTTTTATGCAACGCTTCTCGATGCCTTCACAAGCTATCTGAAAAGCGATGCCATTTGGGAAAGGTATTGGGGATTCAGCGAGAATCCCCCACATACCCCTGAAGAGTTCAGGCAAAAGCAGTTCCAAAGCCTGATTGACACGATTAACCGTGTCCCTTTCGACAGTGAAGCAGCCGACAAGGGAACGGCTTTCAATGAGGTGATAGACTGTATGATTGAGGACCGGAAGTCAGACAAGGTACATGTGGAAAGACTGCTGTCTGATATGGTTGATGGCAGACAGTCAATAGTAGGACTGCGAGCCACTTACAACAACCGACAGTTTGACTTTCCCCTTTCACTTTGCCGCGAGTTTGCAAACTATTACAAAGGGGCCTTGACCCAGCAACGTGTTGAAGCAACTTTGCCTACATGCTTCGGAAATGTTCTTCTATATGGATATATAGATGAACTGATGCCGTTGTCTGTTCACGATATAAAGACTACCGGAAGTTACTATGTAGGTAAATTCAAAGACCACTGGCAGCACATGGTTTATCCGTATTGTCTGATGCAGAACGGTAGTGATGTGAGGTTGTTTGAGTATAATATTACGGATTTTAGGGCAACCTATACAGAAAGCTACACTTTCGTGCCGGCACGGGATATACCTATCCTTATAAATCATTGTGAGGACTTTATACGGTTCTTGAATGACAACAGAGATTTGATAACCGACAAGAAAATTTTTGCAGAAGATGAGTAACCAAGTAACCGGACGGCTGGTTTATATTGGCCCGCCCCAAGAAATCCCATCCAAAAACGGTGGAAACCCGTTTGTGAAACGTGAATTTTTGCTTGATGCCACGACACACGACCCCTATACAGGTGAACGAAGTCAGTACGAGAATATCCTGCCGCTTGAAGTAAGTGGTGATAAATGTTCAGAACTTGACCAGTTCAGATACGGCGATGTGATAACAGTTTCCTTTGCCCTGCAGGGCAGAGAGTGGACAAATCAGGACGGACAGGTGAAACGGATGGTATCCATCCGCTGCTATAAACTGGAAGCCCGTCGGCCAGTACACCAACCTGCACCAGCACAGCAACCACCTACCCAGCCGGGACCGATGCCGCAGCAGTTTCCGCCGGAAGTGGATGCAAATGGAAATCCCAAAGATGACTTACCGTTCTAGCCTATGAGCATATTCAATCTGAAAAATGAGTATGATATACCCAAGTTCAAGGCTTATGTAAACAAACTGTTCCAAGAGCGCGCGGTTGTGGAAGTAAGAAAGAAACTTCCTAACCGCACGCTGGCCCAGAACAGCTATTTGCATCTGCTCTTAAGGTATTTCGGAAGTGAGTACGGTTGCAGCCTTGAAGAAGCAAAGATTGACTTCTATAAAAGGACATGCAACCGTGATTTGTTTGAGAGAAAGACGGTCAACAAGAAAGGAAAGGAAGTTACCTACCTGAGAAGTTCAGCAGAACTTACAACAGGTGAAATGACTTTGAGCATTGACCGTTTCCGTAACTGGAGCGCATCCGTGGCTGGAGTATATCTGCCGGCAGCCAACGAACAACAGATGCTTATTTACGCACAACAAGAAATCGAACGTAATAAAGAGTTTATTTGATTATGGACAAATTTTTAGGACAAGACATTCCCGAACAGGAACGATGGAAGTTCCTTCAGGACAATGCTGATGCAGTAGAGAAAATCGGCTATACACACCGATTTACCCCCGAAGAATTGGCTCAGAAGAAAGAGACCTTGGCTGAGGTGTCAATCACCATCAACGATGTCGAGATGGAAAAGAAAGAGGCTATGGAGAGTTTCAAAGAACGCCTGAAGCCTTTGAACGAAGAAAAGCAGGAACTTTTGGACCACATCAAAAGAGGTTCGGAGTTCGTGGAAAATGAAGAATGTGCCAAAATCATCTACCACGAAGAAAAGATGGCCGGATTCTACAACAAGTTAGGTGAACTGGTTTACAGCCGCCCAATCATGCCGCAAGAAATGCAGAAAACAGTATTTAGTATTAACCGTAAAACTGGAACAAACAATTAATTATGAGTGAAAACAAAATCAATTTGGTAGTGCCGAAAGAGTACAATGGTACCCCAATCGAAGTAGTATTGAGAGAAGGCAAAGCATCCGTAGCTCTTGACCCGAAAGAACCGGAGAGAGTAGTTATCAATGGAACGATAGATGCACCTTTCAAATGGCTGGAGAAGCGTGTCGAACTGATTAATCAGAAATCGGCCAATATCATTGTGAACCGTGATAAGATGTGTCTGGCTTTGACTATTGATGAAACCAATTATTACCAGACAGTAATTAGTGGAGTTTTACAGGCTTCAAAGGAAATGCAGGAGTTCGGTATCAATGCGGAAAGGAAGTGGGAACCCATTAAGCTATCCCAGTTCTTCAAGATGCACCGTGCTTTCTTCAAGGACAAGTCACAGAACATGATGCTGGTTTCTACTTTGAAGAATTTCAAGGCCAAGGTGAATCAGGACATCGAACGCAGCAAGGAAGAAAACGGAAACAAGACGGACAACTATTCGCAGGTAGTTGATTCCAACCTGCCCAAATCATTCAAACTGAACATCCCTCTTTTCAAAGGTTTTCAGTGTGAGGAAATCGAAGTTGAGATTTATGCCGATGTGGATGGACGGGAAGTTTCTCTTTCTTTGGTTTCTGCTGGTGCAAATGAGGCCATTGAAGAATACAAGAACAAGGTGATTGACGAACAGATTGAAGCAATTAAAAGTGTTGCACCTGACATCGTAATCATCGAAGTATAACTGACAGCCCGGAAAGACGGGCTTACGGGCGCAAGCACAGGACGTGCTTTAGTATGGAGTAATTGCGCAATATCTCCATACACTTGTTTCATTGAATTAGCTAATATATGAGGCAAGTAAAACCGTGATGGTTGGGCGGGTTCGATTCCCGTTGCGTCCACAACCCTTTTTTAAGAGAAATCCGCTTTAAATCCGAAAGTAGGGCGAAGATAGCGCAGGTTTTATCCGCGCGGCATCGGTTAGCCGTTGACTCTATCTGAAAGGTAACGCGAAATCGGAAAGGATTGGAATGTGTGATGTGCCCCGGAGGATACGCTTCGGGGCTTTTAAATTTCAAACTATGGATGAAATATTTACTGGTAAGATTTGCCCCTATTGTGGTAAACCTACCGAATATGTAGATAGTTCTGTAATCTATGGACGTTCATACGGTATGATTTATCTCTGTCGTGATTGTAGGGCTTATGTCGGCGTACATAAAGGTACAGACCAAGCATTAGGACGTTTGGCAAATGCAGAACTACGAAAGGCCAAGAAAGAAGCACATTTTTATTTTGACCAAATCTCCAAGACCAATTTTATAAACAAAATTTGGAAGAAGCATATCCCAAATACATCGAATAGGAATAAGGCTTATTTGTGGTTATCCATCCAACTTGGGATACCACATGACATCTGTCACATAGGTATGTTCGATGTGAAGGATTGCAGAAGAGTTGTTGAACTATGTAAACCATTAGTACAATGCCATACTACATAAAACGAAAACCTAAAAAGAAGAAAGAAAAGCCTTTGCCGTTATTTGACAAGGCAGGTATCAAAGTAAAGAAGAAGCCGGATTTAGTGGCCAAGCTCGATAAAGTTTTCAGCTTATACATACGATTAAGAGATAGCAAACCATTTGGCTACAAATATTTCAAGTGTCCGACTTGCGGCAGGATTCTTCCGTTTGAACAAGCCGATTGCTCCCATTATTTCAGCAGAAGAAGCAACTCCACACGGTTTGATGAAGATAATTGTATGGCAGAATGCCGTTACGACAACCGTTTCAATGCGGAACACTTGCATAAGTTACGTGAAGCGTTGATACATCGGATTGGTGAGAAGAAATTCCAAATTCTTGAATGGAAACATAACCAAACAAAGAAATGGAATGACTTTGAACTTAAAGAACTGATAAAATACTACCAAGCATTGAACAAAAAAATGAGAACAGAAAAATAAGGAAATTACTTGGTATTTCAGAAATTTGAGCTATCTTTGCAATGTTCACGCCAAGAACAACGACATAATAAAGTGATTAATGAGCATATTTTTTATGTTCATTTGTAAGCGTACAATCTGCAAAGATATAAGGCTATCAAATCCCATTGGATGCTCGTTATCACTAACGGTGTCGGTTCTTGGCGGAACGGGAGGCGATAGCCTTTCTTATTTCTAATAACTCAAATTTCGTTCAATGCCAAGAACCAACGAGATTAGAGTAGATGCGAAGCATAGTAACATCTTATCTACGTCTAGCCACGAAACGGCTTATTCTGTCATCAACGGCAATGTGCTAAACTTGCTTATTTCTTTAAGGTCAATCGAGCAATCTTTTTACAAAGAGTACAAACAGCTTGAATCTGATAACAAAGATGCAGATTATGATTCCATTTGTGATAAGTTCTACGATTCTTATGTGAATATGCAAGAGGCATTGAAAACCCTCCTTGCCGAAACAACTGAGATTAATATTCTTCATTCTTTATAAACTTTTGGCGGTTACTTTTGTGGCCGCCTTAAATCATATATCCTTATGGAAGAAGTTTGGAAAGATATACCGCAATTCGAGGGGTTATATCAAGTTTCTAATATGGGCAGAATTCGTTCTTTGTCGCACATTACAAAATGTGGCAATTATACAAGAATAACAAACGGAAGGATTTTAAAGCAAAACCCCGATTTGAGAGGAGGTTATTTTCTCGTTTATCTATCCAAATACGGGAAAGTGAAATGTTTGAAAGTGCATAGACTTGTAGCTATTTGTTTTTGCGATGGATATACTAAAGGTGCTGTCGTGAACCATAAAGATGGGAATCGGAGAAACAATATATATAGTAACCTTGAATGGTGCACTCAAAAGCAAAACATTCATCATTCGATTAAAACTTTGGGGAATATACCTGGATGTGGTACAGGAAAGAATCATCCATTTTCCCTTTCAATAATCCAACTCAATGCAGATGATTCATTTGTGAGAAAATTTGATTCAATAAGAGATGTAGAAAGAATTTTAGGTTATAATTCCTCGCAGATATGCAAGGTATTAAAAGGAAAAAGGGCGCAAGCCTACGGTTACAAATGGAAATATGCAAAAGATTATTATAAATAATTCTCTCAAAGAGTGCGTGAAATATCGCACTCTTACAAAGTATTACAAAGCTTTGGGAGATAAGTTAAGTAAGGAGAAAGGCTTATGAGTTACATATTACGAGATTATCAACAGAAGGCCAGTGACGCGGCTGTCAGTTTCTTTGACAACAAAGCAAAGAAGAACAATGCCATCATGGTGCTGCCCACCGGTGCCGGAAAGAGTCTGGTAATAGCCGACATCGCCAGCCGCCTCGAAGGGCACACGCTGGTATTCCAGCCAAGTAAGGAAATATTGGAACAGAACTATCTGAAGCTCTGTTCGTATGGGATTCTGGACTGTTCCATTTATTCTGCATCATTCGGGCGGAAAGAGATTTCAAGAATAACATTCGCTACCATCGGCAGCGTAGTCAACCATCCGGAACTCTTCCAGCACTTCAAGAACATAATAATTGACGAGTGCCATCTGGTCAACCCGAAAGACGGAATGTATAAGAGATTTCTTTCGATGCTGAAATGTAAAGTCCTTGGATTGACGGCCACACCTTACCGTCTTTCATCAAGCAGGGATTTCGGCAGCATGTTGAAGTTCATCACACGCACACGCCCATGTGTGTTCTCTGAGGTGATTTATCAGGTTCAAATCTCTACTCTATTGGATATGGGTTATCTGTCAAAGCTGAACTATTATGAAATGAACCCTTTAGGATGGAACGAACTTAACCTGAAGGTGAACACGACCGGTGCAGACTATACCGACAAGTCTGTCGTAAAGGAGTATGAGCGTATCGACTTCTACGGGTTTCTGGTCAGCATTGTGCAAAGGCTTATGAATCCGAAAAGCGGGGTAAAGCGTAAAGGTATATTGGTATTCACAAGGTTTCTGAAAGAAGCTGAACGCCTTACCTGGTCCATTCCCGGAACGGCCATCGTTTCGGGTGAGACGCCGAAGAAAGAGCGTGAGCGTATTCTTGAAGCGTTCAAGGCCGGAGAAATTCCGGTGGTGGCCAATGTCGGCGTACTTGTTTGTGGTTTCGATTATCCCGAATTAGACACGGTTGTTATTGCACGTCCTACTATGTCACTGGCCCTATGGTACCAGATAGTTGGCCGCGCCATCCGTCCGCATCCGAGCAAGGAAGCCGGATGGATTGTTGACCTTTGTGGGAACAAAAAGCGATTTGGCGAAGTCAAGGATTTACGCTTGGTGGATGGTGGAAACGGCAAGTGGGCTGTGTACTCCAACAACAGGCAGTTGACTAACGTAAGATTCTAAGATTATGGAAGGATATATAAAACTAAGCCGCAAGTTCTTCTCGAATGATATGTGGAATGAGGCCCGGACTTTTAGCAGTTGCGAAGCGTGGCTTGACCTGATTCAGTCAGCACGATTTGAGGCAACGCCCCGTATGGAGAGTATCGGAGGTCGAGAAGTCTCTTATACAAGAGGACAATATCCTGCATCCATAAGATTTTTATCAAAGCGTTGGCACTGGACTGAAAGACGGGTACGGACTTTTCTTGCCTTTCTGAAAAGAGAGAACATGATAACTCTTTCCAAAGAACAAGGAATGAATATCATAACCTTGGTAAAATACAATGACTACAACGGAAATCCTACTGACACAGCAAGTGACACAAGCAATGACACAATGAGTGACACAGATATCATTCAGGAAATCAATGATTTACGTTCGCAAGTGACACTGCTAATGACACAAGTATCGACACAGCAAGTGACACAGCCCCCAAAGGAGGCCGAAAAGCGACACACGGGTGACACAAAGCAAATAAAGGAGAAGAATAATAAAGAAACTACTACTAACGTAGTAGCAAAGAAAGACGCGGCTAAAGCCGCTACTCTCTCACGAAAAGATTCTTTCTACCAGTTATTGGTTCCTTATGTCGGCCAGTACCCGAAGGAAATGATTCGTGCTTTCTTCGATTACTGGAGTGAGCTTAACAAATCCGGCACCCGTATGCGATATGAACTGGAAAAGACATGGGAACTTCCCAGAAGACTGGCAACCTGGGCCAGCCGTGAGAAAATTCCTTCAAAAACCGATTTGGGCGTAGTCCTGAAAGACAATTCACCCGAAAAATACAAGAAAGGATGGTAAACATGGAACAGATAAATTTTCAACAGACAATCGCACGGCTCAAAGATACGGGCTTCTCCCCTATCCCGAATGTCGTACAGGTATCAGTTCCGGATGCCAAAAAAGTTCTCTGGGCCGGCATCAGGTATTTCACCGGAAATAATGCCCAATGGTTGCCGGAGTACGAAGAGGTGGCAGGCTGGTTGGCCGGCAATGAAGGCCGCGGCCTTCTGTGTTTTGGAAACTGCGGACGCGGAAAGACCCTTATCTGCGGAAAGATTCTTCCCCTACTCCTGAACCATTACTGCGGAAAGGTGGTAAGCTGCTACGATGCACAGCAGATGAACGCTGATTTGGACGCTGTGAAGCAAAAACACATCATCTACGTGGACGATATAGGGACAGAGAATTTAAGCGTGAAATACGGAGAAAAAAGGCTTGCTTTCGCTGAGCTGGCGGACGAGGCAGAGAAGAAGGGAAAACTTCTCATTCTTACTACCAACCTCACGATAGACGAGCTTAGAGAGAAATATGGGGAAAGAACCATCGACCGGCTGAGGGCTATAACGAAAACCGTACTGTTCAGCGGTAAAAGCCTGAGAAAATGAAAATCACAATCTGCTGGGTAACGCGCGACTGGAACCTAATCAGGAGGCTGCGCGAGAAATACCGTCTACCGCAATACATGAACGTAAACAGGCTTACCGAAGCGGAAGTAGACGAAGAGACCCTTGACAATCTCCGTAAGGGTGAGCCGAAGTATTTAATCATCAGAAAAGTAGAGAAATGACAAGACAAGAATCAGAAAGAAAGCTCAATGAGCTGAGACAGAAGTACATTTCCTTGATTTCATCCATGAACTTTGCCAAAGCACAGAAAATCAAGAACAAAATTGAATCCCTTGAAAGAGAACTGGAGCCACATTCCTTGGGAGAGCTTCTTCAGGACTATACCCCAGAGTTCAAGGTAGAAATGCTTCGCAAGATGCACAAGCTGTTCATCTACTCCGATTTGCTTGAAGGGGCTGCACTGGAGTTCCAGTCTGAACTTGAATCAAACGGAATAGATGCCCAAGTGGTTTTTCAGGTAAAGCGCGTATTGAAAGAGCTGAGAAGTATAGTACGAATACCTGATGAAGAGAATAATACCTCTTTGTCTGACAACTTTGCCGGTATGTGTGATGAAGCCGGACTGGTAGTAAGTAACATAATCAACAAATATCTTGCAAAATGATAACAGAAAATGACCCGATGATTCCACGCAAGGTGGATTTGGAGAAGAACCCTTCTGGAACCGAATTGAAAATCGCCCGGCAGCGGGAGATGGAGAAACATGGAAAGTATGTGGCTGTCCCCGGTGACAAGACTAGGACACGAATCTTCGTCCGCAACGGTGAGAACGTGGAAAAGAAGATAGCTGCGTACTTGGAGAGAATCAACAACCGACCTCAAAGATGGAACTGATATGATAAAGTTACTCTATATAGACCTTTTCTGCGGTGCCGGTGGAACCAGTACCGGAGTAGAAAACGCACGCTACGAAGATGAACAGTGCGCTAAAGTGATAGCATGTGTAAACCACGATGCAAACGCCATCGCCAGCCATGCGGCTAACCATCCGGATGCGCTGCACTTCACGGAGGACATCAGAACACTGGAACTGTCTCCTTTGGTGGCCCATGTGGAACGAATGAAGAAGATTTATCCTGATGCACTGGTTGTGCTGTGGGCCAGCCTTGAATGTACGAATTTCAGTAAGGCCAAAGGCGGCCAGCCACGGGACGCTGACAGCCGGACACTGGCTGAGCATCTGTTCCGCTACATCGAAGCCATTAACCCTGACTATATACAGATAGAGAACGTAGAGGAGTTTATGAGCTGGGGAGATATGGACGAACATGGGCATCCCATCAGTAAGGACAAAGGCCGTTGCTACGAGAAATGGAAACGGAATGTGAAGCGATACGGCTACGACTTCGACTGGCGAATCCTGAACGCTGCCGATTATGGTGCCTATACTACCCGCAAGCGGTTCTTCGGTATCTTTGCTAAACGTGGCCTTCCTATTGTATTCCCAGAACCGACACACTGCAAGGATGGGAAAAACGATATGTTCGGTCGGCTGGAGAAGTGGAAGCCTGTCAAGGATGTGCTTGACTTCTCCGATGAGGGAGAAAGTATCTTCTGCCGGAAGAAACCGCTGGCCGAGAAAACTCTTGAACGCATCTATGCCGGATTGATTAAGTTCGTGGCCGGAGGTAAGGAGGCTTTCTTAGTGAAGTACAACTCTATGAATCGGAAAGGTAAATACCAGGCACCAAGCGTTGACGAGCCATGCCCGGTTGTGGCAACACAAGGACGGCTTGCATTGGCCAAGGTGAACTTTCTTTCAAAGCAATTCAGCGGACAGCCGGATAGTAAGAACATATCTGTGGAAGGTCCTGCTGGAACAATCACCTGTAAAGACCATCACGCTTTCGTGTCGGCCTATTATGGCAACGGTCACAATCATTCGGTAGAACAACCTGCGCCGACGGTAACTACAAAAGACAGGCTATCTTTGGTTACGCCTTTCTTTATGAACTACTATTCCGGTGGAGGTCAGTTAGGAAGCGTTGAAACACCATGTCCGGCAATAATGACGGTGCCCAAGCAAAATTTGGTTACTCCGGTTCTTATGAAACAGGTTCCTTACCGGAAGCCGTGGATAATGAACACAGCTTTCTCCAATGTAGGGAGCAGCATCGACCAGCCTTCACAGACCATCACGGCAAACAGAAAATGGCATTACCTGATGAATCCTCAGTTTGCCAGTGCTGGAGGTTCTGTAAATAACCCTTGTTTCACACTGATAGCAAGAATGGACAAAATGCCGCCTTATCTGGTAGAGGTTGAAGGAGGTATCGGCATACAGGTTACACCTGATGACAGTCCAATGACAATCAAGATTAAGGAGTTTATGGCTTTGTATGGTATCATCGACATCAAGATGCGTATGCTTCGGATTTCAGAGCTCAAGAAGATAATGGGATTCCCTGAAGACTATGTGCTTATTGGCCCTCAGTCAGACCAGAAGAAATTTATCGGGAATGCCGTAGAGGTGAACATGGCACGGGTGCTTTGTGAGGCGATTTGCAAGGAGATAATCAGAAAACGAAAGGTGGCGTGATATGGGAAAACTGAAAGTCTATTACGGATGGTCAAGAATAGGCAACGTCCGTAAGAAACGTGCATTGTCCGTCATGTTCGAAAATGAAATACAAGGATGCCGGAGTGAACGAGGACAAAGATGTCTGAGAACTATACAAGACACAGTGATTGAACGATACCAGACTGATGAGGAAGAAAAGGAAGGCAAGCAGCAAAACCGGATTTTCACGGAGTACAGCTTATTCCTTGATGAAAAACCTATCAATGGTAGCCTTGAGAAATGCCTACTAATAAACAATGAAGCTGACAAGAATCATGTTTCCAAGACTATGCGTGAAAAGATTTCCGAAGCACTGAGAAAGTCCTTCCTTTATGCTAATCCTGGCTATAAAGAGCCGAGTAGCCAACTTGAATTGAAATTTGAATGATATGGGAAAGCAGGAAAGCGTGAGTGATTTTTATCAGTACGCAAAGGATTTGGCCAAAGCTGAAAAGGAGCTGAAAATCGAGAATTGGGTGCAAATCAGCATCTGCTATGGTTACGGTCATCAATCTGTCACCCTATATACATACGACCTTCCGCGTGAAGTGTACGAAAGAAGGATGTGGGTAATCAGATGGAGGGTGGCCAGACTGAAATGCCAGTATCCGAGGAATGATGTGTACACTTCTTTTTACTACTACGACAAGCGTTCAGGAGAGTCGCTTGAAGTGAGTTCCTGCCTTAGTAAACTTATATCAGCAAAAGCCCAGATAACGAAAGCAGAACGCAGGATGAATGAATACATCGGGTACAACCTCCAGAACAATCTATTCTTTGACGAGAATACAGACGAGGAGCTGGTTAAGTTTAGAGAGAAACTGGAGCGCAAGAAACTCGAGTGTGCAGAGTGCGAAAAGAGGCTTGAACAACTTGTAGAAAAAAGGAGAAATAATAAATGAAAACGAAATTGTATTACCTGTTTCTGGTAGTCATGTGGTGGCTGCTTGGATAGGTGGAAAGGAGGAATGAATATGGAAAAGAAAATGGTAAAAGTTCCGTTTGATTTGGAACTTGCAAAGAAAATAACAAATGGTGAGGTAGAAGGTAGAATAGTTAGAAAAGATGGAGTAAATGTACGAATTGTTTGTTGGAATTACAAATCTTTATCTGGTGAATATCCATTAATGGCATTGGTTGAAAACGGTATTTTTGAAGAATCAGAATTATATACTTCTGAAGGAAAATATAAATCATGGGAGAATGGAGGAACAGAAGATAAATACGATTTGAGTATTGAACTGAATAAAAAAGAGAAGTATCAGTTTAAACCGTTTGATAAGGTGCTTGTGAGGGATTATGATGATGGTTTTTGGAAAGCAGATATATTTTTAAATAATTCAGATGGATGTAATTATATGTGTACTGGAAATGTAGTTTGGGCTCAGTGCATCCCTTATAACGAACAAACTGCACATCTATTAGGAACAACAGATAATTGGGAGGAATAAACAATGATACAAAGAGTAGATATGTATGCATGTGTATGCGACAGATGCGGCAAGACACACGTAAACGAGAATTTAGGATATGTAGCTTGGACAGATGGGAGTCAGGCTTTTGAAGATGCAGAAGAAGCAGGTTGGACTGAAATAGACGGAAAACATTACTGCCCAGATTGCTATGAATATGATGAAGAAACAGACGAATATAAACCAAAGAAGAAATGAAAGCAAAACTAATAAAAGAATGGGATTGGTACTGTAAAATATTATCAGAAGGTACAGAAGTAACAATTATTAAAGGCATGGAAGCAGATGCATCCGATGTGCTTAATGCACCATACGGTATGTGTTACCTTTGCGAGTTTGAAGGAAGTATGCATTACATTCCTGCAACGTATCTTACCATTACTGATTGGGAGAATACGGATTGGGAACAGCGCAGATACGAAATAGCAAAGGAAGCTATGCTTCACATGATAGACCCTAAAATGTTAACTCAAAAGTACGGTCTTATGGCTGTAAATGCTGTTGAGTTTGCTGATTCTTTGATTGCTGAACTAAAGAAAACAAAAAAATGAAAGCAATATCCATCAAACAGCCGTGGGCGAGTCTAATCGCTCACGGTATTAAGGACATCGAGAACCGGACATGGAAGTGCCCTCAGCAGTATATCGGACAAAGGGTACTTATCCATGCTGCAAAGACTACAGTCAAGGAAGGATGGAGCGCACTAACAGAAACACAGTTAAAGAAAGTATTTCCTCACAAGAATAAACTTTATGGAGATAATGAGAAGCTTCCGCAGGGTGCCATCATTGGCAGCGTAGTAATAGAAGATTGCGTACAGAACCATCCTTCAGTGTGGGCAGAGAAAGGTTGCTGGAACTTGGTGCTGAAAGATGCGGTTCTGTTTGACAAGCCAATTCTGAATGTGAAAGGGAAATTAGGATTTTGGAATTATAATTTGGAGGATTAAGCGATGAAAACATTTACGATAAGTGTTCCGACAAAAAAAGAAGAAATAAAGAATTATTTTATGCAGTTGTTTGGCTGGATGACGCATCCTGGTAGGATGAAAAGGAATAAATCACTATTTGATAATTTGTATAATGAAATATGTGATGAATTAAATTCAGGATACTGGAGAAACGATATTTCAAAAGAAATGAGAGACCGTCTTACGTCGTATCCATACGGAAAGATTGCAGAGATGATTATTGAAAAGAAAAGTAAACTGTTATGAATCTAAATAAATTAAGAGATAAGGCCTACAAGTGCGCAGTAGTCCACGGTTGGCACGAAGAAAACCTGAGTGATGAACATTTCCTCTGTCTGGTCATATCTGAACTGATGGAAGCGGTGGAAGCTGACCGGAAAGGAAAACATGCAGATACCAAAAAGTTCAATCAGGAATTGGATTACTACATACACGAGATGAAGCTGTATGGAGAAAACTATGATAAAGCCTATCGTGATACGTTTGAATATTATCTTAAAGATAGTGTGGAGGACGAACTTTCTGATGCATGCATCCGGATGCTGGATTTGGCCGGACTTAGGAATGTGGATTTGGGTGAGGTCAATTCTGATGAATTGAAATGTTCTGAAGGATTCTTCGATTGGACTTTCACAGAATCTGTTTTCTCGATGGTATGTAACATGACAGATACAGATTACATTGATACCCATTCATTCGGCAGTTTTCTTCGAGTGTCTTTAATTGAAATATTGGTTTTCTGCGTACAAAAAGATATCGACATTTTCTGGCATATCGAACAGAAGATGAAATACAATGAACTACGCCCATATAAGCATGGGGATAAAAGCTACTGACCATGAAACACATATTCTACGCCTTAATCATTCTGCAAGCCCTGTATGAGCTTGCGAAGCTGTTTAGATGTAAATCCCTGTACCGACATGTGAAAGTCTTTCAAAAACTGGATAAGACATCAAAAAGATGGTATCTGATGGCACATCCGTGGCTCCATGTTGCATTGTTCATGGATACCGTCGGGCTTATGCTTTTGGGTATAGGATTGTTTTCAAGCCAGTGGGTATGTTTCCTTGTTGTCTTGGCCATGAGTTTCAGCCGGATTCAAAAATTGGGAGCATGGGCGATATTCCTGGACAGTCTGGTTACGGTCATCATCTACACTTTCGCCATCCTGAACGCATACCACTTGGCATAAAAAAGGGAGCCAGCCCACACGATTAGAAGCCAACTCCCACACACGATTATGATGCAAATATACTAATTCATTCTAAAACTATCGTGCTATGACAAAAGAATTTTCGTCAATCGTGGAGTTGAAATCAATACGTGAACAGAAATCAAGATTATCGGAAAGAGAGCAGGAGCTTTCGTTACCAGTGCTGACTGATCTGTCGCTTATTCCGGAGATTTACGGCTGGTTCAAGGAGATCCTTTCCGGGATGGACTGCCATCCCAATCCTGAGAGCGTTACTCAGCGGAAGAAGTTCCTCTTTATCGTTCTGTTCCTATTTGCCCCCAGCGTGTTGGCTGGCGGCCGGCTGACGAATGGCATCCGAGCAGAGATTTCCGGCGTGTTCCCGGATGTGTCCCCGTGTGTAATTTCGAACAATATTGCCGATGTTTCCTTTATCTACCAGCAGTACAAGGATTTCCGGCAGGATATTGAGTATCTTTACAATCAGATTTTAGAACGGCTGAAAAACAAAGGACTAATCAAGTAGCTGCTGGTGCTGTATAAGCTCCAGCATTTTTTATTATTTGTAGCGAAAATGTTACAATGAAGTTTGCATAATTGTAGCGAAAATGTTACCTTTGTATTGTTAAATAACAAAAGCGATATGAAATTTAGTGAAATGCACAGAAGACTTGAGCAGGCTGGCTGGTATATTTTCAAGGAAACAGACCACCGCTACTACGCTCACAAGGATTTTCCTTACTTGATTAAAGTCGGTCGGCATGGTAGTAAAGAAGTACCGCCAAATGAGTTTAACAAAGTAATGAAGAAAGCAGGGCTAAAATAAGCCCTGCACTTCATTCCAACATAAATTGCACGATTATGAAGAAAAAAGTAAAAGCAATCATCAGCAAGTCCGATACAGGGTTTGTTATTATGATGGAAGGGTTTGATTGGGCTATGTCCTATGGCGATACATTGGAGGAAGCCAAAGCTGATTTTGAGAACTTTCCGCAGGAGTATATTGAAATGTCTAAAGAAGCAGGGAAGGAGATACCGCCTGAATTAAACAATGGCGAATTGGAGTTTGAATATGTTTATGACTTGTCAGGCTTCTTTAAACAGTTCCCGTTCATTTCGGCAACCGCATTGGCTAAAAGATTGGGAATAAATGAAGGGCTTATGAGGCGTTATAAGTCAGGTTGCGCTCCTGTAGGAGAAATGCAGAAAAAAAGGATATTGGATGGCATTCATGCCATTGGTAAAGAACTGCTTTCCGTTCAATTCTAAGTCGCTTTTGTTATTGTACGAGAAAGTTAAAGCCGGAGCGTTATGCTTCCGGCTTTTGTCTATTTTCTATGTACTTCTATTATTTCACCTAAATGAAAAGCTATTTGCCAAAAAGCATATAAATCAGCACGTATCATATTTGGTATGAACCTAAAGCCGTCAACCTCTACTAAAGCCGTATCACGTTCTTTGGCATATCCAACGGCAATATACAAATATTTGTAAGGTTTAGGTACAAACGGAAAATTTCCGTTATTATAGTCGTCAATGAAATATTCTTTATCTGGTTGGGTTACATTTGGATTAAGAACATATTTGCCGTTTCCATCTTTGAGCAAATAGCGGTTTGCAGTAATACCTTCTTTGATTTCTCTATACTCTTCTTTCTTTGTACCTGCTATTATCTGGTCAAAATAAACTTGCTTTATAGGTAAATAAAGGGTATTCTCTTTAGTAGGCGTTTCCATAATTATTCTATTTTAAGATTTATATCTTTCCCACAATGAGGACAGGAGATTGAAAGACAGTCTTTCTTTGGTTGCTCGAATAATTCCGTTACCGGACATCCAATAGCATCAGCAATCTTATTTAATGTTTCTACCGTTGGGTTTCCATTTACCATATTAGAAAGATTAACCCTATTGATACCCATCTTATCGGCAAGCTCTGTTATAGTCATGCCTTTTTCTTTAATCACTTCTTTTATTCTTAAATTCATATTGCAGTGTTTTAATATTCGATGCAAATATACAAATAAAAACCACTTGTAACGTTATATCGGTACATTTATTTGTTAAAGTAGTGTTAAATGTTTCTTTTTATTTTGCCTATTGTAACGATTTATATTACATTTGCATCGTAATCGAAAATTAAAACATTACATAATATGAAAGCAATAAACGAAACAATAGCAAATGCGATAGTAGAAAACATCGAAGGCAACAACGGTACATTCTCTTTTGAGGTAGAAGTAAGCAATACTTTGGTAGTTGTCAATGGTAGCTTTGAGATTGACGGTTATTGCGAAGATGATTATTTCAACGGTACAGGCGCATGGGTAACTACTTACGTTTCTGTTTGCATTGATAGCGTAGAATCCTATGACGAGGACGGCAACGAGATGGATGTGGATTGCGACCTTTCAGAGATTGAAAGAAGCGTTGAAAGATTGGTAGCATAATATTAAACGACTAAAGATATACGGTTATGGCAACAGAAAAAAGAAACCAATTAAAAGAGATTATGAGTCTTGCTTGGTCATTTGTACACAAGAACGGTTATTCAATGAGTGAGGCGTTGAAATGCGCTTGGACTAATATCAAACTTCGTGCATTGCTTCATAAGAAGGTGGTTGAGTTCTATTTCAAGAAAACAGACGGCACGCTGCGTCAGGCTTTCGGTACTTTAATGAGCGGCAGAATACCTGAAACCAAAGGTACGAAGAAAACGGCAGATAACTGCCAGGTGTACTTTGATACAGAGAAAAACGAATACAGATGTTTTAAGAAGTGTAACCTTATAAAAATAGCGTGATTATGAATATAGTAACAGATGCGTATGGCAAAAACATTCAGGCTATTAGCGCAAAAGAATACAACCAATTTTGTCAAATAGCTTCAATGACACAGCCTTATCTAAGATTTGAAGAATCAGCATTTTGCAAGTTAGTAGATATTGCAACATCTATGATTCGAAGTGGATTAGATAATCAAAGTGCTAAAGAGATACTATTGAAATATAAAGAAAAGTATTATCCGTTTGGATTCAAAGAGAATATGAACAAACCTTACATGGCTGACTGTAGAAGGTTTTTGTATCCAAGAATAAAGCCTAATTTCGAACATTATACCCTTATTGAAGTGGATGTATTTATTATGGTTTACAGGGCATGTAAACAATTTATATATTCTGGTCTAACCAATGAATCCGCAGAAGAACTTTTGGGAAAGGTAGAAATGTATAGAAAAATTCTGAGTTAAACTCTCACGCACGACGATTTTGAAACAATCAGCCAAATGTTTGTTCTGAACACGGTAATCTTTAGGACAAATATTTGGCGGTTGGTAACTTTGCCTTAGAACGAAATGCGCTTCGTGGCTGTAGCGTTAGAAGGATATTCAAGGCATTTCTTTCAAGGGGTAAACAGCCACTTTAGACCTCTTTTAAGATTTGCCTTTTTTATATGTCAGGCGTGACAGGTCAAGGCAAGACATTCAGGTGTAAATGGGTTCGAATCCCAGCTTGCTACTACGGTCAAAATAAAATCCTCATTGATGAATTGACCGGCCATCAATGAGGATATGTTTAATTCAGGTTTTACAGCGTATGAACAAAGAAACCATAAATGAATCCCAATTCATACGGTACAAAGATAAGCAAATTTCTTATTGTACCTACAATGGCAGGATATATATTTCTTGCAGGGGGCTTAATTCTGATGTCGGGATAAGCATAAGCGAATGGAAATCAAAGAACATGTCGCAAATAAAAACGTATGCAGCCGAAAACGGATTGAAACTAAGAGAAATCATGTATTTTGGCCAGTATCTAGAAATCGGGATAGCCTTGATGTATTTCGCAAACAATAAAGAATTGACAGAGTGTGTAAAGAATCAGATTGGTAATTTAAATTCAAAAAATATGAATGAGATGCAGGTTTTACAGAGAACAACTTTATTAGGTAAAGAACTTACTGTTTACGGCAATGCAGAGAATCCGTTGTTTCTTGCTAAAGATGTAGCAGAGTGGATTGAATACGATGTAAGCAGCCTTAATAAACTCGTAAACACAGTAGACGAAGATGAAAGGCTGGTCGGAACATTATTCCGGTCAGGTCAGAACCGTCAAGTCTGGATGCTCACAGAGAACGGTTTATATGAAGTCCTGATGCAAAGCCGCAAGCCGATAGCCAAACAGTTCAAGAAAGGCGTAAAAGCCATACTGAAAGAAATCCGTACCAAGGGCGGTTATATGGCAGTAAAATCGGATGATACGCCAGAAGAAATCATGGCAAAAGCCATCCTGTTAGCAAACTCAACCATCGAAAGGCAGAAAGAACGAATATCTGTACTTGAAACCGAAAAGAATCTGGTAGAAGAACAGAACAGACTGATGGCGCCAAAAGCTGCCTACTTCGACAATGTCCTTCAAAGCGAAGGATTGATAACAACAAATATCATAGCCAACGAACTTGGCATGAGTGCCAAAAAGCTGTACAAGATACTAAAAGATTTAGGCGTATTGTACAACCAGAATGGGGTTTACATGCTTTATGCCAAATACAGGGGATTAGGTTATGACAAGTACAGGACACACACCTATACAAGTGATACCACTGGTATGCAGGTTGCAAAGCAATACTTGTGTTGGACGCAACTTGGTAGAAAGTTTATACTTGATTTAGTAAACAGTAAATCGGCAGCTTAAAAACCGGTCATACACACGTCATTAAGTTGGCGTGTGTATAAAAGCAAACATTTGGCTTAATGTTTCGTATGCGTTGAATTGTTATTTATAATTGTCTTCATAATTAGGTATCTTTGTGATAAAGGTACTATCGCGGGGTGGAGCAGTGGTAGCTTGCTACTTTGACTTGGTAGAGGTCGCGTGTTCGATTCACGTCCCCGCAACTGACATTTAAATTTACACGATTATGAAAGTATTGACATTACAGATTAACAAAGAATGTTTTCAAGACATCCTAAACGGTAAACAAGATGTAGAACACAGATATGTTTACCCCTCAAATGTAAAGAAATATGTTTATTTCAGACATAAAGGGATAGACTATACAAGGCAAGAGGATATACCTGACGATGGCGAAAAAATAGAGGTTGTACCAGTTAAATATGATGCATTGTATCTGATAAACGGCAGGCGCAAAGATGCACCACGTCTAACCGTAGAAGTTAAGTCAGCCGAATATGTAATTTTTACCGATGAAGAAGGCAATGACCTTGTAAGAGTTGAAAACGGTGTAGAATATCTTATAAGCCAAGTATGGTATCATCTTGGCAAAGTGATAAGTACAGAGAATATTTAATCTAAATAGTCTAAAGCTGAGTCACAAGAGCAATTAACAGAGTTGCCGGGCCAAGACGAAATATGAATGGTGCCGGTTTAGGTGGAAGACTGGTAGCAAACCGTAGAAATACGGCAAGTGCTTCACAGTTAGGTAGTAGAGAACAAAGGCGATATGACTTAAATGCCGCCTTTGCTGGTGCAGGAGGCAAATAATGAACAAGTATGCACTCTCTATGCAGATAATACGCAGTATCCGAGAAAAGACGGATACTGCTGTATTGTATTATTCTGCTGGTGGTAAAGATGGTATAGCCTTGTTGGATATGCTTGCAGGTGTATTCAATAAGGTTATATGCTATTATATGTACTTGATACCTGACTTAGACCACGTGCAGCCCTATATCAGATGGGCAGAAAATCACTACAAGAATGTTGAAGTACGCCAAATAGAACATTTTCAGCGTGACTATTACATTTCATGTGGTTTCTTTCGTGATCCTGACAACTCAGTAAAACCGAGAAAAATAGGTGAAATAGAGTAGGCGGTAAGAGAAGAAACAGGCATAACATACGCATTCAGCGGGATGAAAGGTGTAGATGGATACATGAAGCGGATGCGGTTAAAGAAGTTTGCGAAGTCCGGTTATATAACAGACAAAGGTATGGTCTATCCTCTTGCATTATGGACGAATAAAGAAGTGCTTCAATATATTAGACTAAGAGGATTAATACAACCTTTTGTATATAATCCAGGTGCTATAAGTCAAGGTTTTACCATTGATTTAAAAACAATGCTCATGATGCGACACAGATATCCACATGATTTTAAACGTATTTTGGAAGAGTTCCCATACTCTGAAAAGCTAATTTTCGATTATGAATATAAACACAGAAAGTAGAGGTATTGAGTCAGAAAAAAATCGTTATCGGAATTAGAAAGTCAAAGAATGCGTATTCTGTATCGTGCAGCTCGTCAATATGGGCTAGGCACAAACAGGCAGCACTCTGTACGCGATAGAGTCAATTCTGTTACAAGCAGATATAGAACAAATATGTTCAGATACTTTGGCTCAGACACGATTTCTCCTGCACAAGTAAAACAAGGAGTACCAAAAAGATTTTATGTAGGATTAAAAAACGCGCAAGGTAGTAAAGGATGATGACAAAAAATAAAATAACGCAACCGGAAAGTAGGGAGATACAACGAAGTATCATAAATTTTGCCAATTATAATCCCCGTAAAATTGCCCCAGAAGCTCGCAAGAGCTTGAAAGAAAACTTAAAACGTATAGGATTATTAGGCGGTATAGTTTGGAATGAAGTTACAGGTAATCTTGTGTCAGGGCATCAGCGTATTTCGATTATAGATGAGGTGAATAAGTATAACTCTGACACGAAAGAAAATGACTATCTAATTCGTGTTGAAGTAGTTCGAATGGATGAAAAGACTGAAAAAGAGCAGAACATCTTTATGAACAATAGAAGTGTACAGGGCGAATTTGATTCAGATATGCTAAAAGATATGCTTGATGGTATTGATTATAGCCTTGCCGGACTGAATGACTTCGATTTGAATATGCTCGGAATTGGTGATTTAGACTTTTCTATTAATGATGATATTTGGAGAAAGGAAGATATATTGGATGATTCATTATCAGCCATAGATGAATCTACTAAAGATGGTGATGAAAATAAAGGCATTAACCGTTCCAATAATTTTTATGAGGATTCAAAAGAAAATCAAATTGCACGTCACAATGAAGTACAAAAGATAAAAGACAGAATTAGTAATCAAAACAGCTTTGAGAAAGATAACGGAATGCTGAGTTATGTAGTGCTGTCCTTTAATAGCCCAACGGAAAGAGCAAACTTCATGGAAATGTTCGGTTATGAATTTGATGAACGTTACATTGACGGAAAGGAGTTTATGGATAGGGTCGAATTTGGAATTGAGTAATCAAAATAAACAGATACGCGCGCATGGGAAAGAAGCCAGACATATTGAAATTCAGAGAGATTCTTCATAAAACAGGTGGAAATCTCTCTAAAGTTGCTGCTGTATTCAATGTAACCCGAAAAACCGTGTATGATTGGGCCAGAACAGACAGCCAGTTCAAAGATGCTATCACCGACGAAAGAGGTTCTCTGGTAGATGAATGCCTTGTATCTGCACGTGTACTTGCGCTTGGTATCCCTGAGAAAGATGAAAATGGGAACTTTATCGGATGGCGTGAACGTCCAGATGGGTATATGATTCGCTATTTACTTTCCACATTAGGAAGAAAAGAAGGTTTTGGAGACCGAGAAGACGAGGAAGCCGATATTCCAAAGGACATTGACCACGGAATTTCTATTGACTCATGGATTAAAGACAAATTGAAATGATTGTTCCCCAGACGATATATCATCCGTTATACACCGATAAGGAGAAGTTCATCATCCTCATCACCGGTGGCCGTGGATCGGGAAAGAGTTTCAACGCTTCCACCTTCATCGAACGATTGACTTTTGAGCAGACTCCGGTGGAGAAGATTGTCCACCAGATTCTATACACCCGTTACACGATGGTATCTGCCGGCATGTCTATCATTCCTGAAATGATGGAGAAGATAGAACTGGACGGAACCACGAAGTATTTCAAGACAACCAAGGCGGACATCGTAAACCGGATGACCGGCAGTCGTATCATGTTCCGGGGTATCAAGACTTCTTCCGGAAATCAGACGGCCAAGCTGAAATCCATTCAGGGCATCACCACCTTTGTCTGTGATGAGGCAGAGGAGTGGACCAGTGAGGAAGAGTTTGACAAGATTATGCTCTCCATTCGTAAGAAGGGAATCCAGAACCGGATTATCATTATCATGAATCCCTGTGACTCCAATCACTTCATCTACAAGAAATACATCGAGAATACCCATCGGCTGGTGGAGATTGACGGTGTACCGGTTCAAATCTCAACTCATCCAAATGTTCTACACATTCATACGACTTACTTCGACAATATCGAGAATCTTTCTCCTGAGTTCCTGAATGAAGTCAAGGAAATGAAGGAGAAGAATCCGGAGAAGTACGCCCATGTGGTTATCGGCCGATGGGCGGACGTGGCCGAAGGTGCCGTGTTCAAGAAATGGGGCATCGTCGATGAGTTCCCTATGTGGTGCAAGAAGGTGGCTATCGGACTGGATTTTGGTTATAGCGTAGATAGTACCGCCGCAGTCCGCTGTGGAATAATAGATAACGCTTTGTATTTGGATGAGATTGATTATAGAACTGGACTATTATCTACGGATATAATCAAATCTTTGAGACCGTGGAATCTAAAAGTCATTGCTGATAGTGCCGACCCCCGACTTATCCAAGAAATTCATAATGGAGGCATAAATATCTATCCTGTTGAAAAGGGTCAAGGCTCTATAAATGCAGGTATTGATAAAATGCAAAGCATGGAAATATTTGTAACAAAGCGTTCCTACAACCTTATGAATGAATTGCGAAACTATGTTTGGGATAAGGATAAAGACGGAAGATACATAAACACTCCTGTTGATGCCTTTAACCACTGCTTTAGAGGTGATACCCTTATTACGACAAATAAAGGCGATATACCAATTAAAGATGTGCAAATTGGCGATTATGTTTTGACGCGGAAAGGATTTAGGAAAGTGCTTCAAAAGCACAACAACGGAATAAAGAAAGTAACTGAAAAAGAGTTTGTTATAGGCTTGTGTAAACGAACTTTTTTTGCTACCTTAGAGCATAAATTTAACGTAAACGGAAAATGGAAGAAGTACGGAAAATTAACGAAAGGGGACAACTTGTTTGTTCTATCGAGTTTAATGGGAAAGAGTATCGGAGATACCCAAATGGGAAACACCCCAACTATTATTACCACAAATGGAAAGAGAATGGTAGATACCACCAAGAACTCTTACATCACGCGGTGTATGAATTTTATAAAGGGAAAATTCCAAGTGGCAAAGTCATACACCATATTGACCATAATCCGCTCAATAATGACATTGGCAATCTTGTTGCGGTTACTCCAAGTGAACATCAAAAACTGCATCCTGAAAAATTATCAGAGTATAAAACAAGAGAACACGCGAGTAAGGTTTGGTTTACTAAATCAAATTGGGATGAACGCAGAAGAAAGGTTGATGAAACATTATCTAACGAACGCTGGAAATGTCAACAATGTGGCGCAGAATACACTCCAACAAATGTACATCAGCGGTTCTGTTCAAAAAAATGTCACCATAGATGGCAATACACATCACCCGAATGCAATGTTGAAATGGTTTGCCAATATTGCGGAAAAACATTCATGGGTAACAAATACCTCAAACCCAAATGTTGCTCCAATGAATGTGCGCATAAATTGCAAGGAGTTATCAGACGTAATAACAAAAAGTGAAAGCTATTGTGAAGTTTATGATTTAACGATAGAGGGTGAACACGAGTATTTCGCAAACGGAGTGCTCGTGCACAACTGCATAGATGCAGCAAGGTATTACGTTTTAGGAGAGTTGCTTGGGCGTATATTGAAACCGAAAGATGTTTCAGGAATATTTGGACATTAAACTTTGAAATATGACTTTAGAAGAAATTTTAGCTATGCCGGAAGTAGAGAGAAAAATCTACTATCTGAAGAAGGGACGAAAGACCGAGCAACCAAACGCTCATGCTCTTTACAACGACTGGAATCCGAACAAGCACGAGATAGTGATAGATGAAGAGAAATACCCTAAAATCAAAATCACTACCCAGCCTGAGAAACGGATTACAGACCCGACAACCAGGAAAGAATATGTCGAGCCGGCGGTAAGGAAGGAAGTTGACCCGAACCGGATTGCACTTCCTATCGAGCAGGACATTGTGAATATTCAGACGGCCTTCACCGTGGGGACAGAACCGATACTTGACTGTCAGCCAGACCAGTCGGAGGAAAGCCTTCTTTCTGCCTTGAAGCAGGTATTCAAGAAGAACAAATTGAAATACCAGAACAAGAAGGTAGTCCGGGCATGGCTGGCCGAGCAGGAAGTGGCCGAGTACTGGTATGTGGTTAGGGATGATGGTTTCTGGGCCAAGCTCAAGCGCAAGATTTCTGGAATATTCGGCAAGTCAAAGCCTGAATACCGTCTGAAGAGTGCCATCTGGTCCCCGTTCCGTGGCGACAAGCTCTACCCTTTCTTCAATGACCAAGGGGATTTGGTTGCCTTGTCCCGTGAATACAAGAAAAAAGACCTGAATGACGTGGAGATTACCTGCTTTATGACCATTACCAAGGACATGGTTTACCAGTGGGAGCTGACGAGCAGCTGGTCAGACAAAGGTTCATTTGCTCATGGGTTCAAGAAGATGCCGGTGATTTATATGTACCGTCCGGAAGCATACTGTGAAAAGATAAAGAGTCTTCGTGTAAGACTGGAGAAACTACTGTCAAGTTATGCGGACTGTATCGACTACCACTTCTTCCCTATCCTCATGCTTTTTGGTAACGTGGAGAATTTCTCCGGTGAGTTCAAGAACAGGGTGGTCGAGCTAACCGGGCAGGGAGCAAATGCCCAGTACCTTACCTGGTCTCAGGTGCCTGACACCGTAAAATTCGAGGTGGAAACTTTGCTGAGCCAGATATACGGACTGACCAATACACCCAGAATCTCTTTTGACTCCCTGAAAGGTACAGGAAACGCCGTATCCGGTGTGAGTTTTGACTATGTTTTCATGTCTACCCACCTTAATGTAGAGAACCTAAATGAAACTGTCGGCGAGTTCATGCAACGACGTGTAAATTTCCTCATATCAGCTTTGGGTTCCGTGAATTCCACCCTAGAAGAAGCCTCCGAGACTATTGATGTGGATGTACAGATGCAGCCATATAAACTGGAGGACATCAAAGACAAGATAGACACTGCTATCAAGGCCAAGGACGGTGAAATCTGGTCGCAACAGCGGGCCATTACCTTTGTGGGGAACGTGGATGCAGTTCTAGACGAGATTGAAGCCATCAAGGAAGAGCAGGCTGAGAAACAGAAGAACGACATTGAGAAACAGAAACAGCTTTCCTCTCTCAAAAGCTCCAGTAGTAAATCTGAAAAATAGAACAATTCAGTCAGAAAAATTACGGGGATTGTACAAAGAATACGGATGAAAATCTAAAATATTGACGAATTGAGTAGCGGTGCCTTTCGAGGTGCCGCTATTTTCTTTTTCTCTTAAAAACGAACATTTTCTTAATTGTTTCGTATCGTTAGCCTTAAAATTTCCCCTTCCCTTTCTCTATAAGTAAATTTACCGTATGAAATTATTAATCAAACTCATACGGTATGACAATATTTGAACAAATCTTGGCAGGACTGCAACAGAAATTCGCTGGGGTGGACACTGCTACACTTACCCGAATTGCCACAAAGAAGGCAGAGGGTGTAACGGACGAAACTAAGGTGACCTCCATCGTTGAGGGTATCTCTTTTCAGGACGTGATGCAAAACTATGGTGATTTCCGTGCAGGACAAGCTCAGACTTCCGCTGTTTCAAACTACGAGAAGAAGCATGGACTGAAAGACGGGAGACCAATCGAGAATCCGAAACCAGAACCACCGAAACCAAACGACCCTCCTAAGCCGCAGGAAACGGACATCGCAAAGATGATTGCCGATGGCATTGCCGCTGGAATCAAGCCGTTTGCCGACAAGCTGGCCAAAATGGAGGAAAATGAAGCGCAGGCGCAGCGCAATTCTCAAATCTCGGCAGTGGCTAAGAAGTACGGTATTCCCGAATTTATGCTGAAAGACCGTAATATTCCTGAGAACACGGACTTGGATACCTATTTCAAGGACATGAAGCAGGATATGTCAAACAGCGGTTTTCAGTTTTCAAAAGCTCCTGAGACTGCCGAACAGAAGCAGGAGAAGGAAGCGAGCGAGTTCGCCAAAATGATTGAGGCGGACACAAAACAAATTGTCGAACAACAAAACAAGTAATTTATGTCAGCAGGATTTAAGTACAACATTGAGCCTGAACCGTCCATCGAGGAACGCTATGATGTTTCTACCGGAGTAAGACGTAGAGGCCCTTACAAACTGGAGACGACCAACCTTGTTGCTGGTTCGTTTCTTCCATCCTTCACTCCGATTGCCGCCGACTTAGTGAAGAAGACCGCTCAGGTGGCTATCCGTGTAGAAGTCTATGAAAAGTTTACCACCGGTTCCAATACCACATTGAAAATCAAGAAAAACTCTTTGGCCTATGTGGGTATGCATCTGGGTAATGGTTCTCATGGAGCTACCATCAATAGTATTGACAAATCAAACAAAGTTTTCGATAAGTTGACACTGGCTGCCGACTTTGGCGAAACATTGGAAGCTGGTACCGTACTCTATGAGGCTACAGCTGTAAGCGGTACTACTCCAAAGGTAGTTGCTAACTCAGCTTTGTACGGAAGAGTACAAGTAGAAGAAGGCATTGTATTAGTTGCTCTTTTGATGCGAGCATTCGAGATTGAGCCTACTAAGTTGGCTATGCCTTTCTCTGACATTGATAAGGCTAACATGCCGCATTTCCAGTTCAACGCTACAGGCGTGCAATCCCCGGCTGGTGTTTCGTATGAACTGCCAGAAGCTTCTGATTCTGTGATGGGAGGTATTCAGTTGGGATTCTCTCAAAGCGGAAAGAAATATCCAGTAGCATTGGAAGGTGGAAAGGCGTATGTAGAAGTACCTTGGACGGACAATAACACTACCTATCAGGCAGCTAACTCAAGTTCCTTGGGATTGGTAAAGCAGGGTGCAAAAGTTGATGATGCAGCAGGTGGTGATGAGAAAGATAAAATTAATGCTCTTCTAGCATCGTTGAGAGCAGCAGGTATAATTGCAAGCAAATAAAGAAAGGAGGACTAAGATATGATGCTAACAATTCATACACTGTTTAACGACCCCAACATCGTTAACGCCGTTATCCAGCGCGTCCTTCAGACACGTAAGGATACAATCTACTGGCAGCAGTACCTCGATTTCCGTAGAACGACTACCCGTGTGTTCAAGGACTACATCGGTCAGGTTACTGGAGTGATGGCAGGTTCCATCAACTCACGCTACGGAGAGAAGCCTATCCGGGAACGCCGGAACATCGGTTCAGGTTATGGTGAAATCGCTTATCTTGGCGATGCTTACCAGATTTCCATTGACCGTTTGTCTGATTTGCAAGACTTGATTGACAAGTACAATGCGGCTAAACCTGCCGACCAAGTAGCAGCCATGCAGGAAATCGTGAACTTCATCTACGATGATTACCGTCAGGTACTCTTGGCAGCTCACAAACGTATGGATATTATCGTAGGTTCACTCTTGATGACAGGAGCAGCAACAGTCAAGAACAAGGACGACAATGCCGGAGGTGTTGACCTTCTCAACATTGAATTGCCGTTCAAGTTTATTAAGCCTGATACCGGTGCGAAGACTAAATTCATTACCTATTTGCAGCAGCAGATTAATGCACTGAAAGCGGACTATGGTAATTTCCAGAAGATGATTATGTCACGTGGCACTTTCGTGAAGAATATTATCGGCTCAGCGGAATTTGGTGACAAGTTCAAGATGCAGCTTACCAGTAACGAAATGTATATGTCAACTGGATTGATTACTTCTCAACTGGCTTCCTCAGTCTTTACCGGCATCGGCCTTCCGGCCATTGAGATTAAGGAAGATTACGTGAAAGACCAGACCGGAAAGAACGTGCAGATTTACGCAGACGACCGCATTACCTTACTTCCGCAGGATAAGGTTGGTTACATGCGCTTCCATACTCCGTACGAAGCCGTGGATGGCGTACCAGGACGTAACTACACCCAAGCCGACGGTGATATGCTTATCTCCGGTTACAAGGACAAGAACGGACGTTATCTGGAATACACGGCTGAGTGGATTCCGCAGATTACAAATCCGAACCTGATTGTGAACATCGATTTGACAACCATGAACGCATGACAGTAAACGACTACATATCACAGAAGTTTCAGACCTTCGGCATTAACTTGTCGGAGGCTGACCTTTTGGAGATAAGTCTGTCTTCTGGGATAAGCGGAGAGGATGAGATGGGCCCGCCAAACATCGGTCTTGTGTCGGTGGCAATGGCGAAGTTCATCCCCTCTCTATTACTCCGTGCCACTTCCATCAGCGAGAACGGCTTTTCTATGTCCTGGAATACTCAGGGCTTGAAGGAATACTACTCTTTCTTGTGTAAGAAGTACGGTCTTGAAGACACGCTGTCAGATAAACCTAAAGTCAGATTCCTATGATATTCGCTCCGCATACATTACAGGTTAAAGTCACCATTCCGATGGACACGGACGAATTTGGCCGGCCCATTCCCGGAACAGGTGGAGAAAGCTGGCAGGACGTATGCAAGTGCCGGTGTGACGATAACTCCACCAAGGAGTTTACTTCGGAGAACGGCGAGGTGTACCGACCGAACTATCACGTAGTCTGCGAGAAGAAAATCTCTCTGAAGGCTGGTGATGAAGTCAGATGTATGGACGGTGAGAATATCCGGGGAACTGGCAAGGTTTACATGATAAAGAATACGAATTATTTTGGTTACTCAGAAATATGGCTGTAAAGTTTGATTTCTCGGACGTTGATAGCTTTTTCGACCAAGGTTATGCCGAAGTGAAAGCCGTTGAGGATAAGGTCGGAAAGGAAGCTGTCGATTATGCTGTAAAGAACGGTAGTTATCAGAACCGGACCGGAACGCTCCGTAAGTCAAACAAGTATTCAGTTCAGGATGATGGATTGGAGTTAAGGAATGAAGCTGAATACGCCTCGTTCGTGGAATCTAAAGGCTACGAAGTCCTGACTGGTGCGGCCCTATACGCTGAGAAACGATTGAAGGAGGAAATCAAATGATAGTAACTACCGATATAGCGAACATACTTTACCGTGATTGCCAGCCTTTCGGCATTGAAATCGTTCCCCATGGCAAGAAACTGACAGGCGAATTGAAATCCGAAAGGATTGTCATTCACGCAAAGAAACAACAGCCGGGAACGTACTGGAAGAAGTCTTTCGCAGAAGTGAACCTTTGCGTTCCAGACCTGAAAGAAGGTGAAGCCAACACCATTCGGCTGAACGAACTCGAGAAACAGGCTCAAGGACTATTTAACGGTGTAACCGGACGCTATGATGGTACCACCTATCATTATTCCATCGACACAATCGGAACCGAGGAGGACACAGCCTTAAAGTGTCACTATGTGAATGTAAGAATTTTGTTTGAAATTTTAAATGTGAAATAATATGGCAGAAGCAAAGAAAATCACAGCCGTGAATATCAAAAAACTTTTATATGGAGAAACGAGCGAGATTTCCGCGGATTTGACCGGACAAGCTCTGTACACTCTTTTGCAGGGTGACACATTGAAAGAAGTTAAAAATATTCATGGCGACACATGGACGCTCGAAGAAGCGGAAGCGAGCCGAACGAACTATAAGAACCAGCTTACCGGCAAGACCTATCGCAGCGACAAGGAGATGGGTGACGTAACCGTCAACTTTACGATTGGTGAGTACGACTATCCGACAAAGAAAGACCTCATGGGAGGTGATGTCATCAACACCGACAAGGGTTGGAAGCGTGCGAGAGGTAAGGTGAACATCGAAAAGCTGATTGTTGCCCTGACCGAAGACGACCAGTATTGCGTCATTCCCCGTGCTGACATCGGTGCCCGCGAAGCGACTACCGATAAGGCTATCGGACTTCCGGTGAGTGCTGTGGAGTTGGAGCCGAAAAATTCGGCAGTTTCTCCGGAATACTGGTTTGACTCAGAAGAGGTAAAAGCAGGTGTTTAATGCCTATCCAATAGGTAGAATTTGAATTCCATAACGGGGGTGGGCTTTATGGCTTCACCCCTTAATTTTTATCAGAATGAATCAAGGAGCGAAAATAGTATCAGAATCCATTATCGGAAATGATTTCAGGACGGTGTTTGTCGCAGGGAAAGCCTACACGGTCTACCCTCCCACTGTCCATAAACTGGCCGGGGCAATCTCCCATCTGTCAGACGTACAAGAAGCAGACAATTTGAGAGAAGTCCTGCTTTCCTTGGGAGAAAGCGAGGCTTACAGCAAGGCTCTTTCCTGGCTGATAGCTGGTGACGAAAGTTTGAGCGAAGAACTGGGAAAAGGAACATACGAAGAGAATGTGAACGCATTGGATGAAGCACTCTCTATGATTGACTCAAAGGTTTTTCTCAAAGCTGTCAGCTTGGCGAGGAACGTAAGCCTGCTGGCAGCGAAACCGAGGTTGTAGGGAATGATACTCTATTGGGACAGATAGCGTCGTTCATGGAAAATCTGCATCTGTCATACCGGGAAGTGGTCTACGAGATACCATACAGAAACTTAGTATTAATGCAGCGTGACAAGCTCCATACCGTTACAGGGACGAAGGTTACAAAGGTGAAGGGTAAGGACATGGCTTCGCGCAGAAGAAGAAACAAGAAATAGATATGGCTACACTATACTTTAAAGTCAGTTCAGACTATGACGAAGTTATTCGTTTGAGACAGGAATGTGAGAAGCTGGAATCCCAACTCAAAAAGATGGACGTGAACAAATCCCCCGCAGCCGCCAAGGCTTTAGAAACGCAACTGGCATCCACCCGTCAGCAGATGATGGGACTGGTAACTGAGGCGGCCAAGGCCGGTGCTGTGATGGAAAAAGACTTTAAATCCAATATTTACAATGCCTCACAATCTGTAAATGATTTTACTCAAAAAATTATTGACCAGAAAAGAGTTGTTAAAGACGTAGAACATGATGTTAAGCGGTTGGGCGATGCTTATAAAACAGCTTTAAAAAGAAATCCGACGGGAGCTGCAGGCTTATTATCAGAATACCAATCTGCAAAGAAGACTCTCGATGAAGAAAAAGCTACTTTATTTGGTTTGACTCAGCAGCAGGCTGAAGCCCGTCTTTCTGTAAAGAGACTGAAAGATGAATATGCAGCTTTTAAGGAAGAAGCTGGCGAAACGGTCGAAGCAAATGAAAAGATGTCCGTTTCCTTAACCAAAGTACTTGGTGTAATAGGTGGAGTAACTGCCTTGAAAAACTTTGCCACAGAACTTGTCAATGTACGAGGACAATTCCAGCAGCTTGAAATTGCTTTTTCAACCATGCTGAAAAGTAAGGAAAAAGCAGATAAACTGATGTCGGAACTGGTGGATATTGCCGCAAAGACGCCCTTTGACCTTCAAGGGGTGGCATCATCTGCCAAGCAAATGATTGCTTATGGCTCGTCAGCCGAGAATGTGTGTGATGAGCTTGTAATGTTGGGGAATGTAGCCGCCGGTGTTGGCTCCCAGCTTAGTGAAATAGCCTATCTCTATGGCACATTAAGGACACAAGGAAGGGCCTATGCTGTCGATATTCGTCAGTTTGCAGGACGTGGTATTCCCATCTACGAGGAACTGGCAAAAGTGCTTGGTGTGACAAAAGATGAAGTTTCCGGTTTAGTAAAGGAAGGCAAGGTAGGATTTAAAGAAGTAGAACAGGCCTTCAAAAATATGACTAGTGAATCAGGAATCTATTATAACCTGATGCAAGAACAGTCTAAGTCTCTTACAGGTCAGTTGAGTAACCTTGGAGATGCTTGGGATACAATGTTGAATGAGATTGGGAAAGATACTCAGGGAATTGCTTCTGCAGGTATTTCAGGATTGAAAGGTCTTATTGAGAACTATGAAACTGTTGGTAAGATTTTGATAGGACTGATTGCTACATACGGGACATATAAAACCGCTCTTATTGTAGTGCGAATAGCTCAGGATACATTAACGGCCAGAATGGAACTTGCAATACTGGTTACTAAAGCCCAAATGATAGCACAAAAGGCTTTGAATACGGTTATGAAAGCCAACCCGTATGTCCTGGTAGCTACGGTTCTTGCCGGGCTTGTTGCTACAATGTGGGCCTTTCATGACAGCACAACCGCATCGGAAAAGGCACAGCAAAAATTCAATGAAGAACAAAAGAATTTTTCGAATCAGGAAGAGGAACGCAAGAAAAAAATAGAAGAGCTGATACGCGTTATCCAAGATGAGACAGAAACCGAGTTTTCAAAGATAAAGGCCTATGAGGAACTACAAAGGTATTCTCCTGCACTTTCTTCTGCTTATACCCGTGAACAACTGGCAGTACTCAATCTTGCAGAAGCAAATAAAGAACTGAATAAGGAACGAGACAAGAACAGTTATGAAAACATACTAAAGAATATTCAACAATGGGAGAAGAAAATAAAATCATTAAATGCTTCTTTAAAAAATGCGGGGCAAGGTGCCCCATTAATCGCTTCACAAATAGAATCAGCAAAAGCAAATCTTAACAAGTGGAAATCAGCCCTGAGCGAATATAATCGACTGAAAAAGGAAACAGAGGAAAACTCGAAACCTGTAGAAGTCAAGCTAATGGAAGCAAGAAGTAATCGTGAGCAGATTATACGCGAATACAATATAGCAAGACAAATATTGCAGGAAGAGCAAGAAAAAATTAAGAATTTTCCTTTTGCAACAATTCCTATTGACGTTCAAATACGGTTCAATAATGCGCAAGCAGCGTTAAAAGGGATTGACGGCACCATATCTGGCCTGGAATCGCAAAGAGAAGCATCGGAAAAGACGTATCAGCAAGCATATAAAGAAGCAAAAGCTGTTTACGAAGCAAAATTAAAGGCTGTAGAGGATGCTAAAAAAGGCACTGAGTCAGCCTATAAGAAAGCAGTAGAAGAGTTGGAAGAAGCAGAAAAATCATATAAATCGCTCGGTGGTGTAACAGGAGACACTCTGACCAAACAAGAGAATAATGCGAAGAAAAATGCCGAGCGACAAAAGAAGGAGCAGCAACAGCTTGCAGAAGAACTCCTTCAGCTTCGCAGGACCAATCAGCAGGAAGAAATCAACTTGATGGAAGAAGGTCCTGAAAAGAAGCGCAGACAAATTGAGCTGGATTACCAAAAAGAGATTGATGCTTACAACAAGGCTAAAGCCAAATATGGGGAAACTGATGAGGTGAAGCAGATGAAGACTAACGCCGAGAACAAGCGTAAGCAATCACTTTACAGCCTAGATTTAGATCAACTTCAATCTGAAAAGGATGCGTTAAACTCCTATCTTCAAGAATACGGCACATTCCAACAGCGTAAGTATGCCATTGCACAAGAATATGCCGACAAGATAGCCAAAGCCCAAACAAATGCCGAAAAGATAAGGTTAGGGAAAGAACGGGACAGCAAACTTTCCGGTATCGAATCAAATGCTTTAAAGGCAAATATAGATTGGGTAACAGTATTTGGTGAGTTCGGAGGAATGTTCTCCAATATGATTAAACCTGCTCTTGAAGATGCCAGGAAATACATGCAGACCGATGAGTTCAAAAACTCAGACGCGTCAAGCCAGCAAGCCATTGTTGATGCGGTTAATCAAATGGAAAAATCTCTTGGAGGTGCAGGAGGATTGGATTTCAAGAAACTTGGTGATGATGTACAAGCATATCAAAATTCAGTTGTAAGTCTTAATCTTGCTAAGGAGCAGGAAGCGGATGCATTGGAGCGTCTTGTCACAGCTCAGGAAGAATATGAGAATGCGTTGAAAAACGGTACTGAAGAGCAGAAAAATGCAGCAAAGGAAACATTGGCAAATGCACAGAGCAATGCTGATTTGGCATCTGCAAATGTACAAATGCAGTCAGAAAATGTTGAAAAGGCACAGAAAGGGATGTCTGAAACAGCCACTGCATTAAAAGCCAATATGGATAACGTGGTACAGGGATTGCAACAGATAACTTCCGGAGGACTCACAAATATCTACAATGGACTGATTCAAGCAGGAAAAGGAGTTGGTGGGGCTGCTGGAAAACTTGCTGATTCGCTTGAAAGCGTTCCCGTTGTCGGATGGATTCTTTCTATAATTGACATATTCAAGGATGGGATAAGTATAGTAATTAGCGGACTCCTTGACTCCGTATTCAGTGCCGTGTCTGGAATCATTGAAGATGTGCTGTCCGGAGATTTGTTTGTATCTATAGGAGAATCCTTAATGAAAGGTATTGGAAGCATTTTTGACGCTATTTCTTTCGGTGGATTCAGTAAACTTACTTCTATTGGGAGCAATGCCAAGGAGGTGCAGGAGGCTATAGACCGACTGACAGACAGAAATGAAGCACTTCAGGGAAGTATTGACGCTCTGAATGACACCGTAAAAGCCGGAAGAGGTGCAATATCAGTCGATGCTGCAAGGAAAGCCGTGAAGTATCAAGATGAGCAAAACGCAAACTATCTGAAAATAGCACAGGAACAAGCCCGTTATTCAGGAAACCATCATAGCTGGAATTATTACTGGGGAGGATTCACACAAAGCCAAATTAATGATTTCAGCAATCAAATAGGAAGGAACTGGAATGGAAGTCTTTGGGATCTTTCTCCTGAAGAAATGAAACTCTTGAAGGGGAATGTAGATATGTGGACGCAGATACAGAATACCGGAAAGGGAGGATATGGAGGTAGGCTGACTGAAAAGCTGGATGATTACATTGAACAAGCCGGAAAAATAGAAGAACTGGAAACACAACTCAATGAATCACTTACTGGAATGACATTCGATTCGATGTATGACAGTTTCATTGACACGCTAATGGATATGGATGCTTCTGCCGAAGATTTTGCCGACAACATGTCCGAGTATTTCATGAGAGCCATGCTTTCAAACAAGATTGGAGAATTGTACTATGACAGATTGAATGAATGGTACGAAGATTTTGCCAAAAGAATGGAGGATGGAGCCCTTGATGATAATGAACTTGACTATTTACAAGGCAAATGGAATGGAATCGTAAGTGATGCTATTAAAGAACGCGATGATATTGCTTCCGCTGTAGGGTATGACAATAAAGAAACGCAAGAACAGCAATCGGCCTCCAGCCGCGGATTCGGTACGGAAATGACGCACGAGGATGCCGGGGAACTGAGCGGGCGGTTTACTGCCGTGTATGAGTCAAATCTTCGCATTGAGACTGCAGAACAGCAGCAGACAGTGGCTATTACTGAACTGCGAGGTTCCATCAGTGCCTTGACAGCACAAGCAACTGGAATGTACAACATCGCCGACGAGACACGTACCATTCTGGCCAATTCCTATCTGGAGTTGCAGCAAATCAGAGAGAATACAGAAGATTCAGCCAAATACCTGAAAGATATAAAGACTGACATCGCCGAAGTGAAACGTAATACAGCAAGACTATGACAGGAGATTTATTTATCAATGGGAAAGACGCACTGGAAACATGGGGCGCCCGTATGGGAGACGGTTTCCTCGACGCCATCGACGGGTTCAACGAAATGAAAGACTACATTGAGAACGAGAGCCGGTTGGAACATGGAAAACGTGTGATAACAGACAACGCAAAAGTGGATTCGCGCGAAATCACTCTTCAGTTCACCATTGAAGGCAGTTCGGAAAGTGATTACCGAAGCAAAAAGAAAGCCTTTCAGGCAGAACTGGAGAAAGGAGCAGTGAATATCAAGGTGCCGGTACTTGGGAATGAGGTTTACAAGCTGATTTACCTGGGTAAAAGTGTTTCTTATGGATTGAGTTTGGACCGCTGTTTCGGCAAGGTTTCAAGTAAATTTGAAGAACCGAATCCTATGGACAGAAGCGAATAACGAACATTCCCGTTATTGTTTCAAATGGGAGTCCTGATTTTTAGGGCTTCCATTTTCTATTTATGAACTTTGGGGATATGATTGAAATCAAGGACATATCCGGAAAGACAAGGTTTTCCACCTCTATCAACAAGGGGGCCAAGGGGAAGTTTACGCTGATGAAAGAGGACTATATCATCCTCCCTTTCTCGGTACCCTCTCCCATTCCTTTCAAGCTGGGTGACTACGTGGACCTATCCGGCGTATTGGATGAATCACTCGGCGGAAAGCTGGCGAAAATTTATGAGATAACTGACCTTCAGAAGCCGACTTACAACACCTACACCGGAGGGTATGACTATGAGCTTCAGATGAACGCCTACTACTGGAAGTGGAAGAACAAGGTTTTCAAGTACACGCCGGAGCATGCAGGCAGCGAAGCGTCATGGTCGCTTACTGCATCCCTTGATGTACAGCTTGGTGTGTTTCTTCGTAATCTAAAGGCTTTAGGATATACCTATAAAGGAACAGACTTTACATTCAGCATAGACGATTCTGTAGAGAATAAGGCAGTGGCGATGACTTACGACAACATGAACCTGTTGGATGCCTTATTTTCTATGGCGGGCGAGGATAAGTGGAACTGCGATTGCTGGATAACGGACAACGTGATTCATTTTGGGCGAAATGAGTTCGGAGATGCCGTTAAAATCGAGCGTGGCGTCGAAGCGTCGGCCATCACCCGCAGCGAAAGTCAGGGCACTTATGCCACCCGCATCTATGCTTTCGGTTCAACGAAGAATATCCCCACGAACTACCGTCCGACCGACGAGCAGACCGTGGTGAACGGTGTGGTCCAGAAGCGGCTTATGCTCCCTTCTGACACTCCCTATATTGACGCATACGAAGGAATGTCGCAGGAAGAAGCCATCGAAGATGTGGTGGTTTTCGACGATGTTTATCCCCGTCGTGTTGGGACCCTTTCCGATGTACACACACGCACCGAGGAAGTGGACAACGAGGACGGCACGAAAGAAACCATTACCTATTACCGCTACAAGGATACCGAGCTTGAGTTCAAGGAAGAATATATCATCGAAGGCCAAGAACTGAAAATCAGATTCCAGTCCGGAAAACTGAATGGCATGGAGTTCGGCGTTATCTTCAATCCCACACCTAAGGACGAGACTCACGGCGAGCAGCTATGGGAGATTGTTCGAAATGAAGACTACGGTCGTCCCCTACCTGATGATATGATGTATCCTGCCAATGGTGACGAATATGTTCTTTCCGGATTTGACATCCAGCTGGTTTCCGACCAGTATATCCCAGAAGCCGAACAGGAACTGAAGGAAAAGGCACAGAAGTACGCCGATAAGGTGAAGAAGGACGATGGCACCTACCCTACTACCCTCAGAAGTTCATGGGTAAAAGAAGATTTGGTTTCCCGCACGTTCGAGTTCGGCCAACGCATCAATCTGGTAGATGACACTTATTTCGAGAACGGGCGTATCTCACGCGTCTTGGGATGGGAAATGAATTTGGACATCCCTTGGGACAGCCCGGTATATACCATCGGTGAGAGTATGCCCTACTCACGTATCGGAGAAATCGAGGATAAAGTTGACTCACTTACCTACAAAGGACAGAGTTATAACGGGAATGGTAATGGAGTATATGTTATCAGGGTGAATGATTCAACTACCCCTAGTGACAGCAATGTATTCTCTGCATTAAGAACGTTGAGAACATTTCTACGTAAAGACCAGTCAGACGGCACTAACTTCTTACTGAAATTCGGTGAGTTTATCGATTCAATGATTGCCGGAAAGGGAGCTGGGATATTCCCGGATGGGCGCGGACAGTTCTCAAGGCTGGAGGTACGTGATGCGCTTGTTGTCATGCGTCTTATCATTAATGAGATTCAGGCGATGGCAGGTGACTTCTCCTTTAGCGACGCCGGATGCATCGAAAAGGTGGAGGACCTGGGAGACGGTACCTACAAACTGTGGATGGAGAAGCGTACAGAGTATGATGTAACTAACTTCCTTGAGAACGACGTGATGTACTCAATTGTCAACAACCTGCTGACTGGAGGAACTGATTACTACACCAGCTGGTTTCGTTGCCTGACGAAAAATGTCAATGACAACACGCTCACCGTCGTGCTCTATCCCGACAGCGAGGTGCCAGGAGGCAAGAACTATCCACCTGCAGCCGGATACAACGTAACCCGAAGAGGTAACTCGGTGCTGCCTGACACCGGAGAAGTGAACGAACGTGCGCAGAGCTGGCTCCTGTCCAGCCGCGAAGGGCGCATCATGTTCCTGGCTAATGTCTACAAGCCGATTCTCGAGGATTACAACTATGCCATCAGCATCGGAAAGTTCCCCAACATCGCGGCGCTGGACAAATTGCCGGTCACCACCGAAGATGTGGGCGTCATGGCCAAGACTATCGTCTGCGAAAGGCTGTACCAGTACGACTACAATGGTGATGTCATATCTAATAAGGTGGACCGCGGCGAATGGTCTCTATCCGTGGCGCAGTCGGAACAGCCGTATCGTTTCATACAGAACGAGAAGATATACCCCGACGGGCAGCACACATATACGGAGCTGGAGCAGCACACCGTCTATCATTACGGATGCAAGTTTGGTTGTATCGTAGACAAGACGCTGGACGAGCCTGTGTGGAACTCGCCATCATGGGTGCTGCTTGAAGGGGACAAGAACTATCACCTTGACTTCGAAAGTTCGAACGGCTGGCAGTTCTTCCTGTCGCAGGTCAATACGGATGTCACAGCCGTAGTTAGTTACGGGAATCGCGACATCACCGATATCCTGATGGCCACAACCGGTGTAGAAGTGGAATGGCTACGTGATACAGGCAACGTACCGGCTGATAACAGCTGGAAGCCTACATACGTGGATGGACAGAAACATGTCATCCGGCTTACCAATGAAGATATGGGTAGCGGATGGGGTTATGAATACCGGAAAATCAGTTTCATCTGCCGGGTGTTTATTCCGGTCGGTGAAGACTTTGAGAAAGTGGAAAATAGTATTAATATCAAAATATAGATTATGGCAATAAACACGAATGTAAAGGACATATCGGTACATGTAGACCCGATTTCCTTTATCGCAGATATTGAAGTCCTGAGCGGGAATACCGCACAGACCTACAATCAGGACACGAAAGAGTATGAGCCGGACCGTTCGCTTGTCCCCTGTGTGCTGATGCCTTACGTGCAGGTTTCCGACCCTGAAAAGATGATGTCAGGAGAACAGACAGTGACAGGTGTGGAATGGTACGAAGGAGTTCCGAAGTCAGACGGTAGCAACCGCATCGCCAATGGTGAAAATTACGTCATCTCCGACGATGGTACACCGACCTATTCTTTGAAGGTGAAGAAGAATGTAGAGGCGAATACACCGATAGACATTTTCGCCATCTTCACGGTGACGGATACGAGAAAAAACACAGAGGTGAAGGTGGAGCGCAGCGTATCACTCTATACAGCTCTGTATGACACAAAGGTTTTGAACATGCGGTTGATGGACCAGCCAAAAGGGTGGTTTATCGACCCTACACGTGAGAAGGCTGATTCCTCCGGAAGATGGATGCACACTATTTCGGCACAGCTCTTCTCCGGAAAGGAGGAAGTGCCGGATGCGAATGCGGCATACTGGTGGGAAATCAACACCGACAATTCTACCTGGCGTCAGATTACACAAGACGAACTGGACATCTTCATTTCCGGAAAGGACAGCAAAGGAAACTGGACGAAATCGCTTACGTTCGACGCTCGTTTCGTAAGGACGGCTGCATTCCGTTGCCGGGCTGCATATTATACAGGAACGCGCCCTTCCGCTCCGGAGCTGGAGAACCTGCAGGTGACATCCACAGTCAAGGTTGAAATGCCGAAGACGTTGAGAGCAAGCATACGGCAGCTTTCAGGAGCAAAGATTAATGCTTCGATGAGCACGAACGTCAAATTTGAATGTGTGTTGACGGACAACAAGCAGGTGATAACCTACAATGACAAGCTGTTTTCGATTACGTGGAAAGCGAAATCAGGGAAGGCCGGGGTGTCTGACAAGGAAATCGGGAAAGGTAATACCATCAGCTTCGTACCCTCATCATTGGGGTTCGACAAGGCGTATTCCATGGCCGTGTATGCGGAGGTCAAGATGTATGCGGTCACGGCGTTGGTGACCAGCGGAAGTAAGGTAATGATTAGTAATAACAAGGCTGTTATAGCCACAAAATTTGAATGATATGGGATATTTGTTAGTGAAACCAGAAGTGCTTGAATCCAAAGGAATCAAGTATTTCGAGCGCATGCCGGACGGTAGGGCCATTGCCGATTTCTCCATGTTGCGGGTAATCGGTAGCGTGGGTGATGTGCAGATAGTATCTTCTGCTGAAGAACTGAAGAAGATGATTGAGGAACAGAAGTCCAGCGGACTGTATGAGACTGTCGATACAGAATCGGGTACAGGTCCAGAAAAAACGGATGGAGATAATGATGTCGTTGTATCTGATATGGAAGAAGGAGGTGAGTCATGAAACTGGAAGGTGCATTTACGCTAATCGGACTGATGGACGGTACGACAATCAACGGATTCCTGCGTGTGGAAGGTACACCGCTTGTTCAGCGCTACAACAAGGGAACCAGTCAGTTCACTCCGGATTTTGAGAAACTGGCCGACAACAAGAAGCCTACGCTGGTGGTTATTCTGCGTGATGTGGCTACGGGAGCAATTATGACTCCTCAGACAATAACTTACAAGTACAACGGCGTAACAATTAATTTCGGCTCTGACGGGCTGTCCACAAATAGCGGCATGACCGGTTATTTCAAGAAAATTGACAACTATTCGGCCACTATCGGCTCTCAATCTTACCAGTTACCGGCATTGCGTGTGATGAAGAATCTGGTTCCTATATCCGGTTATGACAATGACCGTATCAGCGTGTCGGGCACCATCGAGGTAGGGGGACAGTCAATCGCGTTCAACGAATTGTCTAAGGATGTGGTCATCCAGGAGAGTACAGGTAACGCATACGATGTAATCATTTCCGATGACAAGGGAGGGGCATTGACGGAAGCCGGAGAATCATTGACTTGTACGGCCTCTCTGTATAAGGACGGTATTGAGGTTACGGACTATTCCGGATACACGTTCCAGTGGGTGAAGCTGCTCGGTACCGGAGATACGAACTGGGGTACGTCACGTACACAGAAGGTCACTACCGGCGACATCGACAATATCTTGAAGTTACGCTGCGACATCAAGTCAGGTGGCAGTGTGGTAGCTTCCGGATTTACGCAGATTACCGACTATTCTGACCCGTACTATGTGGATTTCAATATTACAGGGATTACGGGTAATGCCATCCGCTCCGGTGAGACGGCAGTCGTAAAGCCGGTAGCACGGAAGCGTTCTGACGGTACGGACGGAGGTGTGTCTAACTGGAGCTGGAATATAAAGGACAATGCCGGAAATGCGTTCACGCTGACAGGGAAATCCGGTGCTACGTTTTCGGCTGCATCCGTTTCCGTAACATACGAGGATATCAAGCGAGCAGACATGGGACTGTCAGGTTCGGTAAGTGCAACCGCTTAATTTTAGAGGATATGGGACTTGTAACAGGATGCTTTTCGCTGGTTGGTATTCAAGAGGTTATTTCTTACGAATACATCTACAAGCTGACTCAATATAATGTAGTTCCGGACACACCGGTTTCTTCCAATGCGGAAGGTTCTGTACCTGAAGGTTGGAGTTCACAGCTTTTGGGAGTATCTGCAAGCCTTCCTTATCTGTGGGAGAGCAGAAGGCAGAAAAAAGATTCGTACGTGACAAGAGATTTGTCATCAAGCTCATTTACGAGGAACTACTGGATTGGAACGAATGGTGTAGCTTCTTATTCAAATGGATATTCCTACAGTGAAGTTTTTGACTTGCCTTCTGGGCAGACAATAGAAGTACTGACTGCCGGTACAGGGTTTTCTGTCATATCCAAATACAGCAATAGGTCTTATACTCCTATTGTTAAAGCGAGCGGTTCGGTAAGCGAGCAAAAGATGTACACCTATACGGCTGATACGGACTGTCAGATAGTAGTCAGTGTATATCATCTCTCCACGTACAGCGTGAAAATCACGAGCGGAACCTGGAGTGCATGGTCTACCCCGACATTGAAAAGCAGTTGGGGGAAACAAGGAGCGAAGATGAGAATGCGTACCTGGGCGACAGGCACGGAATACCTGTCCGGTTCCGATGGAGAAGATTTCTATGATGTGGTCATTTATCTTGAGAAGCTTTATCTGTGTACAAAGTCGCATACATCATCTGGTAAAAATGACCCTGTGACATCCATTAATGGATATCTCGGGTACTGGGAAAGTGCGCAAGACTGGACTTTTGTTGCCACAAAGTTGCTTCTAGCTGAAAAAATTAAGGCTAGTCAGATTGATGCTGACGGTCTTGTAGCTAAGAATGTAGATGTAACAGGTAAGATAAATGCGACAAGCGGTGATCTAGGTAAAATGACGCTGAAAGTAGAGGATGGTAGCGATGGATTATATTATAAGGACGACAGCAGAAATTCAGAAATGTCATTAAGGCCGAACTGGATAACTGGCGTTCCATACAATGTCTTTGATTTTGACCCGTCTTCTGCGCAATACAATCTTCTTTTATATCTTAAAAGGAGGAGGAATAATGTGTTAGACCGGGCATTGTATGTAGAAGGTGTTGCGGAGATATATGGACGCCTTGGAGTTGGTCGTGGTGACAATAATGGCTTCAATCAGTTTTATCCTGCATTGGTCGCTGAGGGGATAAGCTGTTATGGACAGTTCTGTTTGCCAACGAGGACGATAACGACAAGTTCAGTTATCGATTGCAGTTCTTCTTACATTGTGCTTGATTTCCCATCTTCTGGCGGATATGTAAGACTGCCATCTGCGAATCTAGTCGATGGACAGACTGTTATCATCCGTAACATAGGGGATACATCGGTTAAGGTATATGGGAACATGAAAGTAGAGAACAATAGCATAGTGAGTTCGTATGATTTTGCCGCTACTGGACGATTGCATATACATACCTATTATGAGTCAAAAGGTTATTGGTTAGTCAATAATTTGAATTAATCTAAAAATTGTAAATTCTAAAACAAACAATAATTATGGAAACAATCGAATTTAACGAAGTAATTAAGCAGAATATAGAAGTTGTGGGAGGACTACTGGGAATTTATGTAAATATGAAAGAAGATTCAATAGGAATATCAGACTTAAATAATTTTAAAAAGGATTTTGGAATATCAATGTTCAGGAATGTTGAGAATAAACCTGAAGGTATAAGTGCTATAAGTGTTATGTCTGTACGGATAAACAATTCAGGATGGTTCTCCCAGATTGGAATTACTTCTAGTAAAGTTTACTATAGAACATTTGACTTAGATAGGAATGTGTGGAAAGGATGGGTGGCGTTAGGTTAATTATAATCAGGAATTTATACCTAGTTAGTATGGATAAATTCCTGATTCCTTTAATCTAAATGACAATATCTTGTACCCCGTCGGGTAAACTATCAAGACCTGACATATAAAGTTCAAACTGAGACCCAGTGCCAATAGATTTTATTTTTGCCAACAATTTTATTCCTGAACGAGCACAATATATGTCTACATATTTATCATCTACAATTTTATACTTTAAGATATTATCTAATAAAACACCACTTTTATAAATCGTATTATACTTAAACTCTTTTTTCGGTGATATTTCAAAACTTATTAGTAGATAGGATATACCATATCCATTCGATGTTATCATCAGTTCAATAATGGAATCACAATTAATATTTGAACTAATTTTAGACCACATTCTACCAATGTGAGTAAATTCATTTGCGCTATATAAAGGCATATATGTTTTGTCATTCTTGTCCATCAACCCATTTTTTTTTGTAGTGACAACTGGTAGTAGTCCTCCCACCTCGTCCGGAAGTGGGAGGACTACTTGGGATAAACCCCTCATGGTTGCACTGGAAGGGAGTTTTAGAGACAGACGTCGATGTTAATACTATCATAGAACCAGGAACCTATCAAATATTATCATCACACACCGGCAATAACAAACCTCCGATTTTCGGACTTCTTGAAGTTTATGGTGATGAAAAAGGGGCTAATATCACGGTGCAGCGTGTAACTTCTTTTACGACGAATACTTCCGTACAAAGGGTTAAATCATCTGCAAATAGCTGGACGCAATGGGAATAAGTCTCATAATAGGAGGCCAGAAGCCTCCTATTATGAGATTTTTAAAAGATTCATTCCTTCTGTATTATTTGACAATGCTGGTGTAAATAGTGGTTTAAAGTAAGGGCCTGCATTATTGGTTATGAGCGTGAGACTACAAATTCCAGTAACAGTGGATTTCTTTTTAAAGTAAATCGCAGTACCATCACAATAGAATTCCAAGGAACTGACATCACCACTAATTTTCTTTATCTCCAAATCTGAATAATCTTTTATTGTTGAATTGATTGTCAATACAAAAGACTTAGTGCAATAACCGATAATTAATGCAGATATTGTATGACCTATTGTGTTATCATTAATTGTAAGCTGATAAAGAATTTCATTGTTCCCGGTAGGTAACATTTTTGATTCTAAGGTGTTTTTACCAACAACTCCTTTTTTCGTAAGAATCACTTCTGGCAGTAGTTCTCCCACAAATACAAATTTGTGGAAACAACGCAAACAACGTATCTTCGGGCGCAAAAATGGAAAAAATAAGATACCGCCTTGTTTACAACCGCAAGAAACAACTCAATAAGCAAGGAACAGCTCTAGTACAAGTCGAAGTATCCCTCAATCAGCGTAAAATATACTTCAAAACAAACATTTACTTACGTCCGGAACACTGGGATAAGCAAATAGCTCAGGTCTGCAATCATCCTCAATCCAATGACCTGAACGCTATGCTTTTCGAGTATATCCTTCACCTGCAGGCCATAGAATTGTCTTTCTGGAAGAGGGGTATCCCGGCCACACTGTCACTATTGAAGGATGCTATAAAGAAAGATACCCCTGTTTCTGTTACGTTCCCAGTTTTTGCTAAGGAATACGTAAAGCACTCAGACAGACGTCAAAGCACGAAAGACAACCTAGTAACGACTATAAATGTATTGCAAGAATTCCGCCCAGGATTGGATTTTAAAGACATCACGTACACATTCCTGAAGGATTTTGAGGCATATTTACGGGAAAAAGGAAACGGAGTGAATACGGTGGCCAAACACCTTCGACAGCTGCGTACGTTGGTCAATGAGGCTATCAATCAGGGATACATTCATGCAGACGCTTACCCGTTCCGTAAATTCAAGATAAAGCAGGAAAAAGGCCGGCACGAGTTTCTTACTCCGGACGAGCTGAAAAAGCTGGAGAACTTGGAAGTAAACGACCAGAAGTTACGCCATGTGCTCGATGCCTTCTTGTTCTGCTGCTACGTCGGCTTGCGATTCTCTGATTTCTGCCAGTTGGCTCCGGATAACTTTATCAAGGTTAATGGTAAAAAGTGGCTGCATTTCAAGTCAATCAAAACCGGAATAGAACTACGCCTTCCGTTACATCTTCTATTCGAAGGTAAGGCATTGGGCATTCTGGACCGCTACAACATAGAAGAATTTGCCAGCCTTGGATGTAATTCGGATGTGAACAAATACCTCGCACAGATAGCCGGAATGGCACGTATAAAGAAGCACATAACCTACCACACGGCCCGTCATACATGTGCGACCCTACTCATCCATCAAGGGGTTCCAATAACGACAGTTCAGAAACTGCTTGGCCATACATCGGTCAAGACGACTGAGATTTATTCGGAGGTTCTTTCATCAACAATTCTTCGGGATTTGAAGGCTGTAAAAACCCGGAAAAAACGGCTCGATTTTCAACCAAATTTCGCCGTCCGGTAGAGTTTGGGTAGATTTCTTATACTCTACCCAGATTCTACTGACACGCCTTGTCATCCTTTTTGAAACCTTTTATTCTTTGTTCGTTTTTAACTTATTTTCCTTCGTTGGAAAAGGAAGGTAAATGAGTAGATTTGTGTGTGACTTATGAGATAACGCCCATCAGCGTGTTCCATACTGGGATGCGCTTGTGGGCGTTTTTGTTTAATCTAAAACCTTAGTAAGATGAAAAGATTCGTTTTCATGTGTGTCGCACTGTTGATGTGCGTAGTGAGTGTTTTTGCGGAAACTTCCGTTAGTGTAGAACCTTCCGTTCCGGAGTTCCTGACCGGATTTTGCAGTTTCACCGGACTTGTTACAGTAGTAGTGCCTTCAGTTGTTGGTTTCATCGCTTCTAAGCTCCAGAACCCAATGAACAAGTGGGTTTCAATGTGGGTGACGGCTGTAGTTGGTGTGATTGTTACCTTCTTCTCGTGGTGGATGAATCTCGGCTTTCCTCCGGCAGACGCAAGTATCTGGGTTGTGGTGATTGATGCGTTGTTCGTAGCCCTGGCATCGACCGGAATTGTATCGTTAGTTACTTCGGAATGGCTGGCCAAGCTGTTCGGAAAGAAATCGGATGAATAATGCCGAACCTAGTTACCATCATAGCCCCGCAGCTGCTGGTTGCCGGGGCTTACTCCTTTGTAGGAGAGATAAGAAGCGTTGTCTTTGAGCTTCGCTGGATGCTGGTCTTCATTGTAGCCATGATTATAGCTGATTTTGTCCTGGGTATCATTGACAGCGTGGTCAAACGAGGTGAGGATTTCAGGTTTAGCAGGGCTGGACGCCGGACGATGTGTAAGTTCATCGAATATAATTCGTATCTGGTGCTGGGATTCGGTTTTGGTGTTGCTATTCTCCAGCCTGTAGGTATTTGTTCCTATACGGTATCGTCAATGTGCGGACTTGGAATAGCTATTGTATTTGAATTTGACTCAATCATGGAACATGTATGTGAAATTCATGGAATCAAGAACAAGGTTTCCATTAAGCGGCTGCTGGTTGGTTACATAAAGAAGAAGTATGCGGCTGCTGGAGAAATAATCGAAGAAGTAACTAAGGAGGAGAAGAAATGAATAAGATAGATGCTATTATAATCCATTGCTCAGCCACAAAAGCCGGGTTGGACATCGGTAAGAAGGAAATCACCCAGATGCACCTACAGAGAGGATTTTCTACGATTGGCTATAATTACGTTATCCGGTTGAATGGTACGGTGGAAGTTGGCCGTAGTCTGACCATCGACGGCGCTCATTGCAATTCAAAAGGCTTTAGTGGTGTAAGCTATAACAAGCATAGTATCGGCATCTGTTACATCGGTGGGCTGGATGCGCAGGGTAAAGCAGCCGATACACGGACGCCGGCGCAGAAGAAGGCGCTGGCCAAACTGATTAAGGAGCTTTGCGGAAAGTACCAGATTGTGGAAGTATTGGGCCATCGTGACACATCGCCAGATTTGGACGGTGATGGAATTGTGGAACCTGAAGAGTGGACTAAGATGTGTCCCTGCTTCGATGTGCGTACGGAATATCCGTTCATCCCTGAAATTGTAGTCAAGCCATGAAATACTTACCATATCTTTTAATAACTGTACTGGCTTTCGGTTTAGGATGGTGCAGCCGTTCACCAACTAAGGGTAATATCTGTAATTCCGATACAATTACATCAGTTCATGTGGTTACAAAGGTTGAAGTGGATACTCAGTATATTTTATTCCCTGTACCTTATCTTGCCTGGATTGATAACTCTGACACAATCCATGTGAGTGACACGTGCTGGCACCTGCGTGAATACAAGGAATACCGTGACAGCAACTACTATGCTAAAATCAGCGGTGTGTCTCCACGGCTGGATGAAATCAAAGTCTATCAAAAGACGGTGACACAGTACGTGTACAGAGATAGAATCGTGTCAAATAAGCAAAAGAGATGGGGGCTTGGGTTGTCGGCTGGATATGGCGTTGGACGAAATGGTTTGTCTCCGGTATTGGCTGTGACTGTCAATTACAACTTGTGGCAGTTTTAAATACAATATTTTCTCAAAATTATATACAACTTTTCTTGAAAATTATATGCATCTTTGTGGTGTAGAAGCTCGTCTTATTTCTGAGGCGACAAGCCCCGACCAGATTAATATCCAGAAGGGGCTTTTCCATTATCCTCTCATCATCATAATATCAGAACGGAGTTCAATATATTGCTTGTATTTTTCTGGGTTGTCCACGTAATCAATCACACGAGATATGGCCATATCCGCCTGTTTTTGCCGGACTTTGGTGTAGTACCGGATAACTCCCTTTGATTTGTCCGAGTGGCCCAGACAGTAGTCTATTATACCGTCAGGAATACCTATTTCAGAGGCGTACTGGGCGAAAGACTTGCGGGCTGAATAAAATGTAACTCGTTCATCAATATTCAATTCCTCAGCCAAATCTCCAAGAGAATACGTAACATACTGAGAAAAGTTGTGATATGTGAATTTATACCCAAAGTCAAGCTTTCCCGTCCTTTTATCCATCCATCTGCATATTATCTCTCTTGCCTGAGATGGAATTGTAAAGGTGACCACATTATCCGACTGCATTCTTCCTTTAGTCTTTGAGCGTGAATATTCCAATACGTCTTTTCTAAAGTCTGTTTGCATAATGTCTATAAGATTCATTCCTCCCAGATAAAAGGAAAGGCAAAAAAGGTCACGTGCCATAATCAACTTTCTCTTTTCTGGTGAAGATTCACGAATCTTGTTAAAATTCTGTACCGTCAAATCAAGTTTCCTGATTGGAGCCGCAGATATTCGCGTGGTTACGAAAGGATGTATGTCATAAGATATGTTCCACTCTCTTATCGCTCTGTTGATTACTGACTTCATCTGAGCAAGCATTGTGTTTACTGTAGCTTCGGTCACTTTCCGCTTCCGTATGAATGCCGCAAAATTCTGGACTAATGACGGGGTTAAGTCTGAGAGAAGTATGTCCCCCCTTGCAAAGTCCCGAAAATACCTCCCCACCCTTTCAATAGACAATGCGTATGAATCTCTTCCCTCAGATTTAAGATAATCAACAAAACTTCCACATGCCGATGAAAAAGTTCGTTCTTCGGAAAGATTGTCAGTAGATATGATTTCTTTAATTTGACGGCAGGAATAAAGTTCCAGATGTTTTATCGAGTCCAATTTCTCTTGAAGGTCATCAAGAATGTTCCTGAGTTTCCGGTTTATCGCAGATGCATCTGGATGCTTCACGACCTGGCCGTTCTTAAACTGGTTCTCTGAAATAATGAATCGTGTGACGATATATGTTGTTTCATGCTTGTGGCGGAGTGCAATTCTTATCTTATGCCTTCCGTCCTTTAATACTTTTGCCTTAAAAATGGTAAGTGATAGAGTTGCCATAATGATTAAAAAATTTAAGGATACTCCAGGGATACTCAC